ATCATGCGCCACGCCAGAGGTTGAGGCAGCATGGCGGCTATTGGTCGGAGAATACAAGAACAGTTTGTCACCAGTTTCTGACAACTACTTTGTATGTAATGACCATGTGTTTAGGCTTCATCTATACAGAGAGGAGCTTGACGGCCGCACATACTATCAAGACCGTGTGTTCATGAACATTGGTTCCCCATATAAGATACCAAAGGGTAACCGTTTCCAAGACCCCGTGGGGGAGTGGGCACAACGGCAAGTAAGGCTTGAGGACCAGATATTGAGGGCAAATAAAGTCATCAAGTCTATCGTCCATAGCTGCAACACCGTGGGGCAGTATAAGCGTGTCAGCCCCGACCTACTCACGTTCTTGCCAGAGAAGTACAGGCTTGCTCTCAAGGACTACACCAAGTCGTCACCGTATCCAGCTATCGGCTGCGAGCCGGAAGAAATCGAGACAACAATGGCGACTTTGGCGTATGCTGCATTGCAACCAATACATACGGCAGAACAGGAGTATCAAAACCGGCCTAAGTGGGGGAATACGTCCTACCACATAGCCCAATTTCCACGTACCAAGAAGTTCGACAAGTCAGACTTTCGTCGGCTAGAGCTATAGGAAAAGGAGAAAGGAATGGCAACAGCAAGAATTACCGACAATGATCGTAACCAGATTGCTAGTCGGTTCCATGCAGTAGCAAGACAGTCGCTTAATAACCAAGTCTTTCCAGTTGCGAAAGATGATTTCAAAGAGTGGACATACTCGCTACTTCCTGAAGATATACGAGACCGCTGGCTTTACCTCAAAGAGAAGCAGAAGAATCTCATACGAATGACTGGTGGGTATAACAGTCATTTCAAAATTCGTGGCGACTTGTACGAATACAGGCTGTCAATAGATGAGAAGATTCCCTATGAGGATATGCCTGTTCCACTAGAGCATCCTACTCACGAAGCTATCCTCAAGTACTGTGACGATCAGTACGAAGCGATGCAGAACTTACGTGATGCGATGAGTTGGTTGGAGTACTGCGTTAACCAGTGTCACTCTGTTGGTCAGATCAAGCGCGTGCTTACTGACGATATCATCCGGTTTGTTCCCAACTACTTCACAAGTACGCTTGCAGATGCAGAGAGAGCGTCGCGTATCCCACGCGACTTCACTCCTAATGACGAACGTATGGAGCAGTTGGCGAACGTGCTGGCACTGGGGACGCTCAGCCCCGAGCGACGGAAAGGACTCGATGTTAGCTTGGTTTTGCGACAGAAAATTTGAATGAGTGATAAAAGGAGTATAGGATGCTCATATTAACGAGAAGGATTGGCGATAGTGTAGTAATCAAGCATCCCGCAGGGGATGTTGTTGTGACCTACCTATCGGCTCAGGGTCCGACAGGGACAGAAATCCGCGTAGGTTTCGACGCCCCCAAGGACGTTAATATCGTGAGGAGCGAGATACTTGACCGCTACCCCGACGATCATAAAGGAGAAAACAATGGCAACAGATAAAGCGTATGCCGCCAAACTCCTCGACCGTCTGAAAGAGTTGGACTATCAGACAGTAGAGGCTTACTACGACATGGGTTCCATCTTGTCGTCTATCCAACATGGCAAGCTGTACGAGCTACTTGAGTACAACTCCATGACCCACCTTATCGAAGAAGAACTAACGTACACGCCTTCCACTGGCTTCAAGTACGCTTCGATGTATCGCCACTTCCGGCGACTCAAATATCTCAAGCACGAAGCAGTCGAATTGCTTAAGCGTTTCGGCCTCACGCATATGTGTGATGTGCTTCCGAAGATCAACGACAAGATCGGTATACGTGCGATCCAGAATCGCATCGAAGCTATTGACCATCATCAGATCAACTTCACACTCACCGGCAAGGAACTTGAGGAATGTCACAAGGCCCTTCATGCTATGGGTGCAATGAAGTCAGACGATGGGCGTTGGCTCAATTCGTCCGAAGCGTTCATGCATATGATTAACAACGTCAATGCTGTCCACTCCGGCAAGGCTAAGCTGACACTGGTGAAGTAATGATGTGGCAGATTGAAGAAAACAATGTGTCTCCTACTTATAGGAAAGCGCTTTACTTCTTCTACCTGCCCCACGATGGGGAAGTGGTGTACGATGATGAGCCAGTAGGCAACATGCATCCTCAACGTTATTGTGGGGGGCTTGAAAGTTTCTACCGCAATAACCTTGGGGCACCGCTTATCCCCATCGACTTTCATTTAGCAATGACATTAGGGTGGGTGGACGAACCGACTATGGCACGCAACATGCCATATCTTAGTGACAAGGTACGCGCAGCAATCGCATTGGTGGCGTAATGACACGCACAACGTACGAAGTGTTGGGTGATCGCATCCAACGCTTGCAGAATAAGGTTGACTGTCTCAAACGTGAGAACAGGAGACTACGAAAAGAAAACGAAACCCTTAAGTGGGCAATGGAGACGGAACATGGCTATGACCAAAAAGGATTACGAACTCGTGGCGAAAGCTATCAAAGCGCAACGAGAACGGATGCACGAAACCTATCGCATCGAATCAGAGGCGATGGACGATTTCGCTGAGACTATGGCAGCACACTTCGCATTGGTAAACGACAACTTTAAGAAAGACATATTTTTGGAAGCGGCTGGTCATGGCAAAATTCGTAACGATTGATTTTGAGACTTATTATGATGCTAAGTCTTTCTCGCTTAAAGACATCACGACTGCACAGTATATTAACGATCCGCGTTTCGAGATTATTGGTCTTGCCGTATCTGTTAATGGCGGCGAACCAAGATGGCATTCGGCTGACAGCCTACTCGATGTTTCCGCGTTCTTATCTGCTTATGATCTTGAGGAGAAGGGAACGATTTGTGTCGCTCATAACGCCATGTTTGATGGGGCGATACTCGAATGGAAACTAGGTATCAAACCGTGGCGCTACTTCTGCACGATGATGGGGGCGCGTCCTTTTGTTACACCATACACAGGGCAGATGAACCTTGATTCAGTTTCTCGACGACTGAACTGTGGCGATAAGGGTACTGAAGTTCATAACGTCTCGGGTATGCGGCGGAGAGATTTCGATAAGGAACAGCTACTTCGTTACGCAGCCTACTGTATACAAGACGTTGCTATCACTTCTCGCGTCTTCCAAAAGCTATACCCCCAATTCCCTAAGGATGAGGTCAGGCTGATCGACCTCACCGTCAAAAAATTTACTCGCCCCAAGCTCAGAGTTGATAAGACTATTGTTGACCAAGCTCTGCGGGAAGTTAAAGCTGACAAGGCTGAAACCCTTGCCAAGACAGGGCTTGATGATCCTAGCCCGTTAATGTCCAACCCGAAATTTGCTGATCTTTTGCGTAAGTACGGCATAGAACCTCCCACCAAACTATCACCAACAACGGGTGAGCAAACCTTTGCCTTTGCAAAGAGCGATCCCCAGTTCACACGCCTTCTACGGCATGACAACCCTAATGTCAGGAACTTGGTCAATGCACGCCTCAAATTCAAATCCACCATCGAAGAAACCCGCCTTGAAAGATTTTCCGCAGTCGCCAACGCAACAGCCGAATCGTGGCTGGCATGTCCATTGCTATACTACGGCGCACACCCGGGCCGTTTTTCCGGATTGGATAAGCTCAATCTGCAAAATCTTGGGCGTAAGTCTCCGCTGCGCCGCGCTATCATCGCACCGCCCGGTTACAAGGTGGTGGCAGGGGATTTGTCACAGATCGAAGCGCGTATCACAGCCTGTCTTGCAGGGCAGGATGATCTTGTCGAACTATTTAGGTATTACGACGCGATCCCTGCGGGTGATCGTGACGTTTACTGCGAATTTGGTGACAAGGTATACGCTAGAACAATCACTAAGAAACATGAGACTGAAAGGTTCGTCGCTAAGACCGGCGTCCTCTCCTTGGGTTATCAATCGGGTGCTCAGAAGTTCTACGACAGTATGCTCGCCTTCGGCGTCGAAGACTTTACCTACCCAGATGCCCAAGCAGTCGTGCAGACCTACCGTTCCTCCTTCACCAAGATAGTCGATCTTTGGGGCAAGATGGAACACATCAAACAGTGCATGTTGTCAGGCCAAGGATTTAGTCTTGGGCCGATAGATGTTCTTCTTGGCCAGATATTGCTACCAAACGGCATGTTCCTGACGTATCCGGAACTCACTAACGCCAACGGCCGCTACAAATACAAATTCGGTAAGGAATGGCGTGATATCTATGGTGGCAAGCTGACAGAGAATGTTGTCCAAGCACTTGCCAGAATTGTTATGACGACAGCAGAGCTGCGGTTAGCAAGAGCAGGCGTAACCGCTGCGTTATCTGTCCATGACGAACTTGTGTACGTTATTCGTGAAGATCAGGTAACGACATTCGTCAAAGCATTACGTATGGCGCTAACGGCTCCTGTGCCGTGGATGCCTAACCTACCAGTCAACTGTGAGATAGGAGTTGGAGACAATTATGGAGAAGCAAAGTGACCTGTTTGAAATGACAGAAGATGCATTTCTCGCAGAGCGATTAGCTAAATGTTCGGCATGGCCAAAAATCATTGGTATGTATCGGACAGCAGACCAGTACGTCAACAGCAAGGAAGTGGCTGACATATTAGTTAATGAAGTTGGCATACGAAACGTTATTGAATTCTGTGTAACTGAAATGGAGCGACGTAGTGCCAACAAAAAAGGCTAAACAAGCCGCATGGTCGTATAGCCGACTAAACAGCTTTGAGACTTGCCCTAAAAAGTTCTGGCATGAGTCAGTTCGCAAGGACATACCGTTTCAAGAGTCAGAACAAATGCGGTATGGAAAAATTGTTCACAAGGCATTGGAAAATCGCGTAGGCAAGGGGGCCAAACTCCCCATGAACTTGCGTCACTTGGAGAAATACGCAGCCAAGCTGTCCGATGCAGCAGGGGAGAAGCTGACCGAGCAACAACTTGCTATCGACAATATGTTCCAACCGTGTGACTGGTTCTCGAAAGATACATGGTGTCGTGCTATTATTGACCTCGCAATCGTCAATGGCCCCAAGGCTGTCGTTGTCGATTACAAAACAGGAAAGATCAGTGACGATTTCACACAGCTACGGCTGGCAGGGACGTTGCTGATGCTACATGAGCCAGAGATTCAAACAGTTGATCTCTGTTACTTGTGGACAAAGGAGAAAAAGCTGACGAGGGATGAAGTTCCTTTGGTTCGCGACGATATCAAGAGGATCGTTGTGGAGTTGATGCCGCGTTTGAAGCGTTATGAGAAGGCTCACAGAGAGGAGTCTTTTCCTGCGCGTCCGAGCTATCTATGCAAGAAGTATTGCCCAGTATCCAAATGTCCACACCACGGAGAGTGATATGGCAGACACCCCAGAAGGTAAGGTCAAGCGCCGTGTATCGTTCATCCTTAAACACTCTCCGGAAGTGTATTACTTCATGCCAGTACAAACCGGCTATGGTTCGCCCACGCTTGATTATCTCGGCAGCAGTCGGGGTAGGGCTTTTGCTATTGAGACTAAAGCACCGGGGAAGCATCCGACAGTACGACAACTGGCTATCATCAGGGAAATGGAGAAAGCAGGAATGAAAGTGTTTGTCATTGCTGGCGATCCCATACAGTACGAGGAGCTACGTCTGTGGCTGTACTGATTTCGCCTAAGCACGATGCGATAGTGATTCCATACAGACAGGATGTTCACACTATCCTGCCAACCGCCTTACCGTTTGACCACAACGGTAAGGAATACCTTAAGATTACCTACGGGGTAGACGAAGTTCGTCTCCTCAACAACATGGGGATAGAGACCCCTGCCCCGATCCTCAACAAGTACAACTGGCCCGGGATGATCCCGTTTGACTCTCAGCGGGAAACCGCCGCACTACTTACGACCTCCAAGCGTGCGTATGTATTGTCTAGTATGGGAGTGGGAAAAACCCGGGCCGCCTTATTCAGCTACGACTTCCTAAGATCACAGGGAGTTGTGAGCAACTGTCTTGTGGTGGCTCCCCTGAGTACGCTTGCGCCAGTATGGGAAGGCGAGACTTTCGAGACTTTCCACCATCTCTCTGTAGGAGTGCTCCATGGAACTCGTGCAAAGAGGCTTAGCGTCTTGGGGGAAGACCACCACATCTATGTTATCAATCACGATGGGATTACTACTATACAGAAGGAGCTTCTTGCTAAGAAGTTTGACTGCATCGTTATTGATGAGCTGGCTGTCTACAGAAATCGAAGAACAAATCGCTGGAAGGCCCTGCGTCCCATCGTGCAGAACGCGAAATATGCATGGGGATTAACCGGGGCACCCACACCGAACGGGCCAACAGATGCCTACGGTCAGGTGAAGCTCCTGACACCAGAGCGTATGCGCATGTCGTTTCGTGCTTTCCAACAGCAGACGATGCGACAAATCACTCAGTTCAAGTGGGTGCCTCGGGAGGAGGCTAACGATATCGTCCATGAGGCCATGCAGCCTTCTGTGCGGTTCTCCCTAGAGGATTGCCACGACCTACCGCCTATTACCGTATCTTCCCGTGATGTCACGTTGTCACCACGACAAAAGAAGGCGTACAAGCAACTAATGAATGAGTATGCTATGGAGAGCAAAAAAGCGGGGGTAATCACCGTTGTCAACGAAGCATCGAGAATCAACAAGCTCATCCAAGTCGGGGCCGGTTTCGCATACACCAAGGATGGGAAGGGTGAGTATCTGGACGCCCGGAACAGGCTCAAGACGACACTTGACCTCGTATCCGAAGCCGAGGGAAAGGTTATTGTTTTTGCGTGCTACAAATGGGCTGTGGCTATGCTTGAGCGTGTTCTCAATCACGTTGGCTCTCCGCTGGCCATTACAGGAGCTACCCCCAAAGGGGAGCGTGATAAATCCATTGCACTATTCAGAGGCTCTGAGTCCCACCGAATTTTGGTCGCTCATCCCGGCTGCATGGCCCACGGTATCAATCTCCAATGCGCGTCTACTATCATCTGGTACACCCCGACTCACTCACTTGAAACGTATATGCAGGCGAATGCTCGCATTACTCGTCCGGGGCAGAAACAGCACATGAACATCATTCACCTAACCGGAACACCGATCGAAAGGAGGATATTCAAGAAACTGGCAAGGAACGAGAAGATCATGGGTGTGCTTTTGAGCCTATTCAAAGATCAGAAACTAGGTGTATAATAGGCGCATCTTAAAATCCGAAAAAACACATGGAGCAGGATATGGGACAACCAACCGTTGATGAAGTAGTACGCGGATACATCAAACTCCGTGACCGTAAGAACGAAATGAAAAGGGAGCAAGCCGAGGCGTTGCGCCCGATCACAGAGAAAATGACCCTGCTGGAAAACTGGTTGCTTCGTGACCTCCAAACACGCAAAGTGGAGAGCCAGAAGACGAAGGAAGGCACAGCATACGTGTCAACTGTGGCGGCAGCGACAGTCAAGGACAGGGATGCCCTGTTCGATTTCATAATCAAGAACGAGATGTGGGACTTACTTGAGAACCGTGTCTCGAAATCCGTAGTCAAGGATTACCTCGAAGAAACAGGAGAGGTTGTCCCGGGCGTGAACTATCAAGAGACCAAAGTGGTCAGGATCAGGAGATAAACATGGGCGAAGTTGCTCAATTCACAGGGGGTAAAGTCCCTCAGAAATTGGTGGACGCATTTCAGGGAGACAACGACGACCTCTCCTCTGGCGTCCGTGGTGGTTACAGTGTGCTATCAATCCGTGGCTCACGTTGGCATGTGAAGGTGGGTGATGAAGAAACCACGATCACTGACCCCACGAGTGGTGATCCAGTTGGATCCCTCCGTGTGGTCCTCCTTAAAGCCAGCCCCAATGTCAGCAAGAACTATTACTCTGGCGGCTACGAGGAAGGTGCTAACGAGGCACCTACGTGCTGGTCTATCGACGGCATCCACCCAGATCCAGCAGCAGATAAGCAGGCTCCGAGTTGCGCAGCTTGTCCGAAGAATGTCTTTGGCAGTCGGGTCACGGACGCGGGTAAGAAAGTCAAGGCTTGCGGTGACAGTCGGCGCATTGCGGTTATACCTGAAGGCGACTTCAAGAACGAAGTGTATGGAGGGCCAATGCTCCTCCGGATACCGGCATCGTCTCTGTCCAATCTGTCGCAGTTCGGCAAGAAGATGAAGAACAGGGGCTTCCCCTACAACACCATCGTTACCCGGATAAGTTTTGACCACACGGTCAGCTTCCCTAAGCTGGAGTTCAATGCTGTCCGTCCTCTCACTGACGAGGAAGCTGACGACATTATCAAGCTGCTGAACGACCATGAATTCTCCGATAAGATCGAGGCTGTGCTGGCCAAGGACTTGGAGGTAGTTCCTGTGGCTGACAGCGACACCGATGCGGAGGAGAATCTCTTTGAAGAACCCCCCAAGGTACAGCAAAAAACTGCTGCCAAAGCACCGGCCAAAGCCCCTGCTGATCCGAAGCCTGAAGCGAAAGCCGAAGCCAAACCGGAAGAAAAAGTAGAGGCTACGGACGAGTCCGACGACGCTCTTGATTCAGAGTTGGAGGACATCCTCGGGTCTCTCGACAACCTCGATTGATTGTAATAATCTGAAGGGCCGGAGTGGTGATGGACGCTCCGGCCCTATCGGAGATGAAGGTACATGGATGCCAAAGAATTCCTGCAACGCACCCTACCAAGCTCAGGCCACACACTCTACGGAGCACTCGTTACACGTAGAGGATTTTCTCAACACAAATTACGAGACCTCGACGCACTCGTATCTTTTGCGAATAAATGTCAGGGAAAAAAGTGCGACGTTTACTTTGCGACTGGCAGCTTTGCTGAACAGCGTACCCAACACGATTGTGAATACAAGCGAGCACTCTATCTTGATATCGACTGCGGACTCGGAAAGTTATATCCAGATAAGAAGTCTGCTATCAAGGAACTATACAGTTTCTGCGACGAACACTTCGTCCGACCGTCGATACTGGTAGATTCAGGTGGTGGCATCCATGCGTACTGGACATTCAACAAGGATGTATCAGTTGAAGCATGGATCCCGATGGCAACAGCACTTAAAGAACTGTGCGAAGTCCATGAGTTTGGAGCAGACCCAACCGTCACAGCCGACGCCGCCAGAATCCTCAGAGTCCCCGGCACCTACAATCAAAAGGGTGACGCGCCACGCGAAGTCAAAGTAATACATGCCACTACCCAAGAATATTCTCCGACGACACTCAACGAGAAGCTGGCTACCACGAAGTCTCAGGCACTCGAAAGACTCGGCGCTATGGCGCAGGAGATGGACACTGACTTCGCGGCTACAAGCGATGGGCTTCCCTTCTTCGGACGGAAAATCATCGAGCGTTGCAACGTCCTTAAGCACACTTACGAAACTGGCGGGGCGGGACAAGTCGAACCACTCTGGATGGCTCAGCTATCACTCATGGCATATGCGGTTGATGGCAGCGAGTACATCCATTCTCTTTCGGATCAGCACCCGGGATATGATTACCAACGTACGGAGAAGAAGTACGCTCAGCGGCTTCGTGTCAAAGAGTCGGGCAAATTTGGCCCACCGCTTTGTAAAACTCTGGGTATGTATCTCCCCGAGAAGTGCAAAACTTGTCGATTTAGTGGACGGATCAAGAGTCCGATTGTTCTTGGCCGCGAGACTGATGGTACTGAAATACCGTTTCCGTACAAACAAGACGACAAGGCAATCTACAGATTAGAGAACAAAGAGAATGAGAACGGTGAAGTTGAAAGCAAAGCTGTCAAGGTTGTGTCTTTTGCTATTGAAGACTTCCAACTGTTTAGCTCACCGGACCCAAGTCAGGGAATGGTATTTAGATTCACCGTGGACAAGTACGGAGCAAAGCAGGCAACCTTTACGACCTCTGCGTTGGCTGACAAGCGGAAGCTACTTGTCGAACTCTCGAATGCTGATGTACCGTTACAACCGCATGAATATCCGGAGTTCGTTAAGCTCATGACAACGTGGGCCGACAAGATGGTGCAAGCTAAACAAGTGGGGCAACCTACCTTAGCTTTGGGGTGGACAAAAATTGATAACGAACCAGCATTTACGATTATTGACCGGACAATTACTAAGAGCTCGGGTGATAAGGAAGTTACATTTCTTGATCGAGAATTTGTCAAGGACTTCACACCACAGGGAGATAAAGAGGCTTGGACCAGACTTGCTCATTACCTTACAAGCGAAGACCGCCATGCAGTTACGGCAGGAATACTATCCGCGTTCGCGGCCCCGCTCATCACATTCACAGGAGTGAATGGTTGTGTTCTGGCGTTGGTATCTGATAAAAGTGGCACGGGTAAGTCAACTGCCCTTAGAACTGCGCAGGCAGTATGGGGTGATCCTCGTCGTGGTGTTAATGCTCTTGATGATACCCCCCTATCTGTCGCTAATCGTATGGGTAAGCTCAATAATTTACCTGCGTTTTGGGACGAACTAAGAATGAAAGAGCAGGTCGAAAAATTCGTCCTGCTTATGTTCCAAGTGAGCCAAGGCAAGGAGCGTTCCCGCCTTCGTTCAAACATCACCACGCAGCACGTGGGTACTTGGAATACACTGATTACCGTGGCCTCGAATGAGTCCATCACAGATCACGTACGTCATCTGGTACACGGGACGGATGCAGGGCTGTTGCGTGTGTTCGAGGTCACGGTTCCTTATTTGCAGCGGCGTCAGGACATCGACGCTATGGCTGCTGCCCTTGATACGAACTTCGGAATCATTGGCGGTGAGTACGCGGAGTGGATGGTACGTAACCAAGAAAAGCTCCCCCCTTTGTTGGAGAAAGTTAAACGGTCTTTCTCAGAGAAAGTTCATGCTGATTCAGCTGAACGCTTCTGGGTTGCTACTTGCAGCACGCTACTCACCGCCGCCATCATCACCAACAAGCAGGGCTGGACTGCTATCAACATTGATGAGTTCACGAGCTGGCTGGTTAAGGAGTTCCGCAGGAGCCGTGCGGAGCAGACAATGGACTTTGATCCTATCGAGATCCGGGCCAAGAAATACCTGTTCCAATTCTTGGACATACATAAAGATCAGATCGTAGTGTTCGACCACCTATCAGGGAAGGGCGTAGCATCAGTGGGCAGCCTGCGCTCACCACTACCTCGGGGCGAGATTCTTGGTGTCTACGCCAAAGAGGACAAGAAGGTGAGGATAAAGCGTGCCCCGTTTGTCGAGTGGGTGTACGAGCACCATAAGGAACCTCACACCCGACTTGTTGAGGCTCTGAGAGCTCAGGGATGCGTCGAGCGTAAGGCATCAGTCACCGTTGGTATTGACAACGCAGTACAAACACGTGCGCCGTGCATAGACATCACGCTGGACGATGTAGCCTTCATCGAACTCCTTGAAGATCAGTCAGAGTAGCGGAACTTCTTGTCGTACTCTCGCTGAGCCGTGCGTCTGCGTGACCTGAGCATGGCCAAGTCTCGTGGCGTAACACGGTACTGCCTATCCTCTGGGCGTGTGGCAATTGACTCGTTGAACTTCTCAATGTCATTCATGACCTTGGCAAGAGCATCGTAGTCTCCATCGCGTATTGCTTCGTTGGCCCAGTTCATTAACTGACCCCTGCGATCAGACCTTCTCATCTGACGAGCTTGCTCAGAGTAGTACTCATCCTGCACCGTTGTCTTCTGTGACGACTGGAACCCAAGCAATGTCTGGAACATATGCTTGAACTCCTCTGGCTTCACGAACTCAAGCTCACCCCGAGTCTCTATCCCCTGCGTGTTGTAACGCACCGCCTGAGATACACCACGATAAGCCTTCAGTGGTATCGCTGCCTCCAAGAACTCAGGCCAATTCCTACCACCTTCATCTATCAACCTCGCCCCCTCACGCCACGTATTGGCACCGTAGCTGGCAATGGGGCCACCTACTGTCCTGAAGATCATCTGCTCAAGCTCGCCATATTTGGTGGGGTCCAACCTGTCATCACTCATCCACAACAAGTTGCCAAGATTGATTGAACGACTCATATCGGTGCCAAGTACTGCAGCTGGTATGCCACGACGAGCCATGGTTGCGAACGTGTCACCACTAATCTCTCGTGCCCATTCCTCTACAGCATCTTCCAAATCCCACTCGTCACCAGCCTCACTGAACACAGCGTTGGCTGCTGCTTGAATCGCCATGACCGGTGCCATCATCAAGCCACCAGCCACACCGCCGAACAAGGTATGCGAAGTGATGAGCCCCGCCGCCAGCTTAGCCGCTTCAGCTCTCCCGCCTTCCTTGCGTACGACATCAATCATTGCACCGTATAACAGTCGAGCAATACCAATACCGTATGTCTTGAACATCATGACCGGAGTGATAAGAAGACGACCACCATGTCCTCCGGGTAGCTCTTTGAGGAGACGAGCCCGGTTACCCGTATCGTAATTGAACTGTGTTGCCTGCACGCCGTCAGTGACTGCTTGCATGTTGCCTTTTGTCAGGTTGTAGATAGCCAGCGCAGTACTGATACGGTTAAAGTGTTCGACTGCTTCCGGAACCTTCTCCATTACCTGCACCGCGAGCTCTGCGGTACGTGCAACAGGCATCCCAAGTGCGTGCTTACGCATCTTGTTCATTGCATTTGGTGAGAGCATGTCACCAAACTCGTGAGCAATAGTGGACTGAATGATGTTGTCAGCTTCCAGTTGCTCAACAATCATCTGCGCTTCAGGTGGGAGTTGTGCCTTGAACCCTTCGTATGACTTGTCGTTACTTGCGAGTGCCTTAGCAACAGCCTTCAAGACTGTACCTTGAGCATTAGCAAGAACAACCGGTGCTTTGATACCAAACTTAGCCGTGATGTATGGCACGGTGACAGTGTATGTCTGGGTAGCATTGAGCGCCCAGTATGAGGGAGCACCGAGGTAGTTAAAGAAGCCTATCAGACCAACAGCTCGTTGGAACTTACTGATCTGACGATCATTAGCATCACTGACATTACGCTTCTTGATTTCGTTAACAACACGGCCGATCTGGATCCGTTCGTTATCAGTGACACCAGTCGCATTTGCCTGCAAATCATTCAGGTCATTGATAGCATCAGCAATCCTGTGTGATACCAGCAAGTCACCGATAGTGAACTTGGATACGTGTACGTACTCCTCGAACCCTCGGGCCATGTCAGATGCAGCTACACCATCCACATTCTGACGAGTGAGTTGGCTCTGGTACGCAGCATTGGCTGCTAGTACTTCTGCCATGGCAGCACGGAGCCTGTCACGAGTAGCTTTGTTACCTTCGCCACGGAACCTGCGTGTCAGGTCACCGACAACTGACTTGACATCAGCTGTGCTTGCCGCCTTCTGCAACTTGAGCGACACAGTAACCGGGTTATCCGGGTACTTGGCGTTGAGAGCAGCGGCTATGCGGTTGGCTTCTTCCTGTGTCTGATGGAACGAGACATACCTGTCAGAACCCGTTACGTCGGGCTCAGTGGAGACAACGAAATCACCGTAACGACGCAGCGGGAAATACCATCCCTTGATTGAGGACTCATGCAGTATCTTCTTAGCGCTCTTAGCCACTTCTGCATGAGCCTCTGCTTGTGCTATGAGTTTCTCAATAGCTTTCTTGGTCTTCTTATCTGCGCCTTCGAGTTTCTTCTCAAGCACTTCAACAGCATCGGGATGGATAATCTTGTCAATGTCAGCTGCTTCAGTGGCGGCTTGCAACGCTGAGATCATCGAGCTTGGTAGTTCAAACATCTCGCCAAGTGCGAACAGCGCTGACCTCACCTTCGTATCATGAATCTTACGAGTAAGTGCGGCCATCTCCTGAAGCAGTGCTGCTTCTTCCGGATGAGCTTTCTGGAAATTGATCCAGTTCTGCCGTGCCTTTGGTGCCTTGTCAGCATACTTCTTGGATATGCGAGGCGGTGTTTTCTTGCCACCCTTCGTCCAGATGTGAGCATTGGCTGCGCTATTCAGCGGCTGCGTCGGGTCAATGTTCGACAGCGTGACATCTCGCATGATGGTTTCCATCTTTGAGCGCACAGCGTTATCGACTTTCTGAAGTTTTCTTAAGAGTTGATAAGCCTGCTTCTCATACTTGCGAGCCAGCGCTGAGGCCGAGTTCTTCGCCTTGGTGTACGCTGTGAGCGGGTTAGCTTTCTTGATTGTCGCTGCTGCCTTATCGAACAGGGCACGGAAATCCCTCTCCATTACATCAAGATTGCTCAGGCCAAGGTTACCCCTCTGTGCCAAGTCATTGGTCATACCCAAGATTTGTTTGATCTTACTACGGAGAGTTGTACCCAATTCCTTCTGGGTATCAAGTACTTCATTACGTTCAGACACTACTGTGTCTTCTGCCTTCAGCCTTTCCTTTGCTCTGCGATGCTGGACTTGCAGCTTCTGCTGCGAGATCAAAACGTCTTCTTCTGTCTGCAGGTTAGCATCAACAAGAATCAGGACATCTTCCAGCACAGAATTACGGATGGAGTACCCAAGGTATTTCTTGATGGAGTTGATGAATGAACGCATAAGTCCAGACATCGTGCCAGCAACGGAAGTCTGCCTTTGTTCCTTGCCGCTTGGTATCTGCGACAGCCACTGTTGAAACTCTGGGTTAGTCAAGGCTTCAGCAATGAATTCAAGCTGATCTGTCAGACCGTAGTACTTCGCGGTCTTCTGGACATTCATGTCACGCCAGTTCGGTTCCTGTTGATCCATTGCTTCAACAGCTTGGTCATACAGGGCATCAATCTCTGAGCGGAACACCGGGTCAGAGTGGTAGCCTGCCAGCGTTGCGGCATGGACAATCTCATGCAAGGCGGTGGCAATCACCCGACGCTTGTCGGTGTCCTCACCCCAGTACAGCCTGATCCGGCGAGTCGATGGGTCAAACTCGTTGCCCGGATAGTATGATCCCAAGACCTTGCGACCATCAGACAGTGACGGAGAATCATCGTACAGGTATACGGGGATATCGAGGTCAAGCTGTAGCAGCCTGCGAGCCAACGGAACATACCTGTTGTTTTCAGGCAATGCTGTAATGATGGCTTCCAGCAGACCATTGACAGTCATGGGACCGGGGTCCGGCTTACCGCGCTGCTTGGTGAACCGGTACATGAAGTCGATCAGTCCACCCTTCTTCATCATGGCGCGGACGATGTCTTTCATGCTATCCAGCGCACCCTGAGGCACACTGTCTGAGGTCATGAACTGCGAGTTCTCAAACTCATCGACTGACATATCATGGAACTCATCGCTCCATGGAGTCTCAGCCTGCTCCATCTCCTCGTTGTACTGCCCAGTCTCCTCCAAGATGAACTTGTAGTCCTCGACAGACATACCTTGCGCCGCTGCTTCTTCAGCCAAGGCTTCCTGCGAGGCGCTTCTGTTCTGCTCATCAAGAGTCATGGCTTTACGTTCAGCCATTGTCTCTACGAACTTGAGAACATCCATCATCGCTACGTTATCAACCTGCCCTCCCAGTGCATCGTTGACAGTAGCGACGAAGTTGACCATGTCATCAGCACCCTTGTAGTTCCGGATGGCCTGAATGATTTTCTTCTGCCCTTCCTCATCAGCCTGTGCAATGAGGCCACGAACACGGTCGGCAGATTTCTTGTCAATGCCTGATTCTTCTAAGGCTTCCGCCAGCGAAGTGCCCGCTTCAAAGCCCAGCTCCTCGACCACCTTGCCAGCCTGCTTACCACGGGTGGGTACAGGTGCAACCTCGATGACTGCTTCAGGATCCGGAGCAGCCTTGACAGTCTCAACCTTCTTGGGCTTACCCTTCTTGGTGACCTTGACTTGTTTCTCAACTTTTACCTCACCACGGGCTTGTTCTGCTTCAGCAACGCGGGCAGCGAGCTCCTCCTTCTTGCCAGTAGACTTGACACCAAGTTCTTTAGCACGCTGACGTAGCTCGTTGTAAGCCTTCAGCGCAGGAGCTTGCTCCTTCTTGGCAGCGGGCTTCTCAGGAGCTGCCTTCTTCTCAGCCTTGGCTTTTGAGGTCTTTTTGGCTGCTTCAGCTTTTTTCGGCTTCGCAGGAGCCTCTGTAACGGGCTTTTTCGCCTCGACCTTAGCCTCTACCTTAGGCTTTTTCGGGGCTTCAGCCTCTGCTGCAGCGATTTGTTCGACTAGAGTTTGGGCCGCTGCCCGTAATTTCCCGCCGACTTCGTTGAGATTCTTTGCGCTAAACTTTTGAGGCGTGACAGTCGATCCTGCCCCGCCTTTAAGAGTTCTGGGTTTTGCGATCTGAGAGCTCTCACGGTAAGAGCGGGCCCTACGTACTGTCTCGTTAACCTCAGCAGGGACGCTAATGCCAAGTTCCGTAGCTCTTTCAGTAAGCGACGTAACCGTCGTAGCAAGTTCATCAACTGCCACTGCACGGTTAGCCAGTCGATTCTTTGGACCTGTGAGTCGCTCTCTTTCAACCACCTTACCGTAGGTCGGAGACTTCTTGTTCTTATCGACAGTTTTGTATTTCTGTTTTTTAGAAGTTCGCTCAGCTTCATAGGTATCGTAGGCGGTTATGCCCTTAGTAGCCTGCTGTAAGTATGGAGTCTTCGCACCCTCCGATACAACACCGACACCACTATTCTGTACGTATTCTTTGAGGCTGTTGAAATTCTGCACAGCAGTAGCTGCATCAGGACTTTCCAGTACGGCACGCAGATACTCCTTGAGGTTAGGCAGGACATCATCAATGACAACCTGCTCGTCCAGCGTGGCGAAAAAGTCTGCTATACGCTTTGGCCCAATCGTCCCCTTCAAGGAGGGCAGCTTAGCGTCAGGGAAAACAGCTTGAATGGCAGTGCCTAGCTCGCGGATAGCCCTACGAATACCCGGCATACCTTTTTTAGTACGCTTATTGAGATCACGGAACCCAGTCTCGACTTCTTTCTTGTCGATCATTGGGCTCTCTACAGGCTGCGCTTCCTCTACTGGAGCAGGAGCAGGCTCTGCAAGGTCTTCTTCTCGCTGAGTAATAGCAGCAACATCCTCAGGAGTTGCTGTGGACTCATTCATATCCGGGAGCGAAGGCTCATTAACCAAGTCTTCTTCAGTGATTACTTGGTCTTCTACCGGAGCTGTTTGAGTCTCCCCCGCAGGAGGCGTCGGCGTCGCTTGCGTAGGCTCAGGGGTTGGTGGTGCCGGTTGCCCTTCCTGCGGGGGAAGATCGAGTGTACTTTGTTCTGGTTGCGCCTGCTCATCAAGTGCAGCTTCAATACCTGCACGTTCAGCTTCAGACATACCATCTTCGGGCGTTTCAAATGCTGGGGCTCTGGTCTCAGCCTGTACGTCAGGCGTGACCTCGACCTCTGGTTCTTTACGGATGACTGGCTTACCAGTATCAGGATCAATGTCTGTCTCTGCTATTGGTACGGTCTTGCCAGCACGCTGCTCACGTACTCCTGAGATGGTTGCAGCGGCCACATCAATCGGAGCCGTAACAGCCTCACCAGCAACTTCAGCAAGAACATCACGAGTTTGTGCAGCTTCCCAGAGGCTATCTGCTTCACCAGTAGCCTCCATAGCAAGGGCTTCACCAAGACCACCGAGCGTTCCCTGCGTACCCATCTGAGCAATTGCTTCTGTCAGCTTCGTAATGACAGGGCCGCCCAGTTTCTTGACGAGAACTGTTCCGCCAAGGGCACCTGCTGCTGCGTCAGCACCGCCGATATTCTTAGAGCGAGTGACTGCTTTCTGATGGATTTCATCCATCAATTCACTATTACCGAGAACCCCCATAAGTTCTTCGGCGTTATAGACATCAATCTTTTGCTTCTGCAGTTCATCCATAATGGTGGCTGCATACTCAACACGAGCTGAACCAGCACCCATACCTGCGGAGAAGCCGGGGAGACCGGCAGCTGTACCACCGGCCACACCGAGGGCCATACCCGGTGCCATATTGGGGAGTGACCGAGTTCCCAGCTCGGCAACAATGGTCACCGGGTCGGCCATAAAGTCTTCCCAAGCTGAATTTTCAGACTCAGGATTCAAAAACTGTTGTGTAACTTTGGAGAAGGGACGCATCTCAGCGCCTTCAGCATACTTTTTAGCCTTGTCCAGCTTCCCCTGCATCTCCTCAAGCAGCTTGGCTTCGAGTACCTGTCGCCCTTCTTCAGTTGCCGACAGCCCCATCTTGGCGAGTGCGTCAACAGGGTTCATGTACTTGAAGGGGTGGCGCATCATATCGCCAAGACTACGAGGGCCGAAGTATCCAGTTTGTCCTTCAGGCTGGCCTTCAAGATCGCGTACTTGCTGTAGTTCCTTGCCGGTCTCGGTAGCTGACTCGAAAGCAAAGCGTTGTCCCATCTCTCGGGCACCGCCAGCCATCTGTTCAATTACGCTACGACTGGTCCAATCAACGAGACGGTCCCAGACACCCATTTCTTCTTTTGGTTTTGGTGCAGGCGGTGGGTCTTCAAGCTGACGCCACTGTGTCGGTTCTTCAGGAGGCAGCGCTCCCTCACCACCGCCGCCCTGCCTGTCCCGTGGGCCGAAGCGGAGCCGAGCGAAACGCGGGTCTTCAGCCCCTTGGATACCAGCTTTGACTTCCTCAAAGAGCGATTTTTTGAGGTCAGTAAATTCAGGATCCTGAGGAACAGGCAGGGCGAACCCTTGATTGCTCTCAGGCGGGGTCTGTTTTACCTCGTCTTCTTGTGTCAGCTCTCGCCATGCCATCTACATTACTCAGCCGGTACATTGCGCTTGTTGCTATGAATTTTTGATCCGACATGCGGCGGTACTAGCAGGTTCTTACCTTTGTAATTGACCATGTAGTTACCGTTGTCGTCCGTAAATACCTTGGTCTCATTAAGAAGATCAAGCATACCTGTCTGCGGTGGCACAGGATTACCTTTCGCGTCTTTCAAGTCAGGGAAGTAAGCCATGCGTGCCAACGTTGCTGCGTCGTTATGCGTCATAGCGTTCGGCGGATTAGCGACTCTTGTTTCTACAGCAGCCGCAATCGCATTGCTATGAAGCTGCGTGTTGCGAGCGCCTTCACCCATCCATTCACCCCCAAACCCAAGGCCACCATCCATAGCAGTCTGTTCCATTTCTTCGATCTTGAGGATGTTGTTTTCATTCCAAGCGAGCCCTCCTTCTTCTCCGGCATCGTCTGCCCTCGTAAGAGCTGCCTCGCCACTAGCCAAAGCGTTGTAGGCTTGAGCTTTGCGGAGCAAGTCACGGCCCGGACCTTCCTTAACCCACTGATCTGCCTGCCTGCGAGATGTCTCGGCCTCTGTCCTGCGGATACCTTCAGTGGCCATGTTGGAACGTTCTTCTTCGTACTGTGATTTCCAGTCCAGATAGTTCTCAGGCGTCTTCATGTGATCTTCCGTGAAGGCCCGGAGCATATTGGCATCGAGGGGCTTACCTGCTTGGCCATCCTGCCCTACCATGTAGAGCTTGCCGTTCTGTGCCTCGAACTTCAGCCCTGTATCGAAGGGCGTGACCTCAAGCGCAGCATTACCTGCCCGCATAGCTTCCCCGACGTTGCCTTCGTCCATAGCACGGACTGCTTGAAGTGCGTACCCAAGAACTTGACGACGCGACGTTGCATTCTCCATCTCCTGAAACTTCTGGTAGCCCTCAAGCCCGCCGTTCAAGACGGCGTTACGGGCGGCACGGTTGTACCACTCGTTGTATCTATCCCGGCGAGTGGTCTTAGGCATAGGTGCCTGCTGCGGAGCCGGTGCCTGCTGTGGAGCCGGTGCCTGCTGCGGAGCTGGCTGAGCTGGCAGTGCCTGCTGCTCCTCCTCAGGTACGACAGCCTGCCCGCCCATGGCGAACTTCGGCAGTTGCTGAGGCATATTCTGGATGGTCTGAAGGCCCGGAAGCACTGCCTGCACTGGGGTAGGGGCAGCGATAGGCTGCGCAGCTACAGGTCCAGCGCCTGAGAAGAACCGCTGCCACTGCTGGAACTGAGCGGGGTCTTCAATCATGCCACGTAGTTCAAAGTCTCGTGCCATATCCTGAACCCATTTATGCCTATCGGCATTGCGCCCTTCAACTGCCTCGTTGATTCTGCGCTGGGACCGGGAGGTAGCAAGCTCCTCCTCACGTACCCGACCTTCGCTATAACCCTGTGTGCCCCCGGCGATTGCGCCTAAAACTCCACCAATCATCGAAGTACTCCTGCTTGGGAGGCGTAGCCTTGTGGTGCCATCCCCGCAGCCTGTGGCGGTGAGGCATTAGGATCAACTGGTACTGCCTGCTTAGTGGCAGGAGGTGGCCGTCCAGTCTCTTTCTCAATCATCTTGTCGAAGTGGTTTGTCCCCAACTTCCTGACAACATCAGCCGGGATCACGTACTCGCCGTCACTGATGGTGATCGCTCCACGATCTGCGGTGGGGCCTCCGGGAGCTGAGATCGGGCCACCTTCAGCGGCCTTGGGGAGACCGGGGATCATGCCACCGATGCCCTTGCCGACCTCCATCATCTGGTTGAAATTCTGCTGGGAAGCGGCATTGTTCTGCTCGATCTGATCGAGCGTACGGCCATACGAGGTGTCCACGATGCCTGCACCGAGGTCGTACCCTCCGTATGCCCCTTGGATATACGGCAACGCGCCCTGCGCCATCTGAGAGCCTGCTACGTTGGCTCCTGTGGCCGCACCAATAGCCGCTGTGCCGGTGTTGCCAGCGAGCTGGCTGGCATTCAGGTAGTTCTGAGCCATGGTCTGACCCACGCCGATGGCCTTTTCTCTCAAGTCACGGCCAATCTGCTTGGTACGCTCACCAGCTTGGTTGGCAGCGAGAGCACTCATGGCGGCCTCGGCTACCCCAGCCTGCTTATCGAGCGCCTGATACCGACCCTCTGAGGGGTCTACACCGTAGCTCTCAAGTTTGCGAAGGTTGGCCTGCCGCTGAGCTTCAGTGGCAGACTTGACATCCTGTACGGCAGAGGCTCTCTGGCGGGACTCCTCCTCTTTCGAGGCATACAGCTCTGCCTCGGAAAACAGGCTCTGCATGGCGGGGATAGCATACTGCTCGTAGTTATCCTTCTGCTGCCTAGCCCAGTCGTACATGTCCTCCATTGCTGGGAAGGCCTTGCCAATAATGTCCTGACCCCACTGCTGCAGGCGGCCCCACTCTTGCTGGCCCATGTCCCACATCGTCTTGGCCCATTCGCTGGACTGCTGTCCTTGCGCGTATGCCGCGTCTGAGTACTTGCTGGTATCAGGCGGCGGCGGAGCTTTCTTCGCACTTCCCATGTGTCTTTCCTCGTATCCAGCGACACTGCTCAGGTGTCATAGAAAGTATGTACATATCACCCCTTTCATACGCATCTTTAATCACGGCCTCTACCTTGAAGCCGAGCCTGAGATCAAATGAAAGGGCAGCGTGATTTTCACTGTTGACAGTGGCCAGTACCTTCTTCACACCAAGTTGAGAAAAAGGATACTCGAAAACTGCCTGAATTGCTCGTCTTGTCACGCACTTGGGAGTAGTCAATGCCACGTGCATCTTGATACTCCCGAACTCCTCGTAGTCATCAAAGATGACCGCCCACGTGGGCTTCTTGGTCAGGGGATGGATGTACCCCATCCCCGACTTTCCTTCCGGATACCACATTCCCTGACCGATCTGGGCCCATGCCCACGGTCCAAGGATGTCAATGTCGGTACTATTCGGAAGCACTTGCCTTTTTCTTCCCATTGTTTGGTACGGCCTTGGGGCCTTCCGGTCTCTGCTGGTCCTCTTGCGGTTTTTCAATCAGCAAAACCTGCATACTCATCAACAGCCGCAAAAGGTTTTTCAAATCTGCAATAGCGTCGTTGCCATCAGCGGGGATAAGTACCCTGCCATCGCTGAGAACCTGAAGACTTTTGCCAAGTACAGCGTTGTATTGTTCGTTAAGTATCTGAGCCACTATGAGCCTCCTGAAAATAGACTAAATGAAGCGGTCGCCAAGACCGGCCCTCCATCATATCTAATCTCCATGTCAAAATCCCTGCCCATGGAGTCTGCCCCATACTCAGCCACTCCCTTGACTTGCCATGTACGGTTGGACGATATCGCTATCCACGTATCGTCCGTTGTGGGCTTGGTGTCCCAGTCCCCGCCGACACCTCCTGTGTCAACAACATTAGTTACCCGGACCTCGTACAGTCCGTCATTATCTCCGTGCGGGATAACCCAGTCCGTGCTGGTATTGACCAGATTGGTGCCCGTGTCATCAATCTTGTAGATGTACCCATTGGAGCCGACAGTAATGCCAGCATACTGAGTCCACAACACATTGACAGAGAACCCAGTCAGGGTCACATCACCACTTGGTCCCCCATCAAAAAACGGCGGTGCCCCGAACAAACTCATCAAACGTCTCCTGCTGATCTGACTTGGTATGAGGCAGAGTCGAGTGTGGTACTGCCACCGTCATCAGAAATTTCTAGCGTAAATGTAATATCACGGCTGTCAGCACCATATGGACCGTCAGCTTGGACGCCCCACGATCTGGTAAACCCGCCCAGCTGTAGCCATGTCCCAGTACCAGAGTTGATAGTGAATCCAGAGGAGCCGCCAACATCTGCTGTAATGGTGCACTTGATGTCATAGTTTGTATCCGATCCAGAAGAATTGGGGATGACCCAATCGGTAGTACCATCAATGACCGTATACGTAGTCCCTTCACGTTTGCGTATTTTACCTACGTAGGTGCCAGTGCCGTACACATAGATACCAGCAACATCTTCCCAGTTAGGCTGGACGTTAACAAACTCGCCAGAAAGAGTGACGACATCAGACGATCCAGCGGCGGCCCAAAATCCAGCGGGATGCAATACTCCCTTCTGGTACTTAGGCATCCCCCAGTTTCTCGGGGGTGTCCAGATATTCTTTTTGGGTACAAAAATCATGCCGTGATTCCTGACCCCATCAACCACGTTTCCGTAGTGCTAATACGAATCAACGTCGCGTAGCCACCGGGGGCGATGGTTGCAGTTCCCGCGATGTCCGTCTTGGACGATCCATCCAATACATAACAGGTGTTGGTTGTCTGGTCAGTTATGGTCAGATTACCCGAGGAGCCTGCATTGACGATCGTCAGTTGTGCGCCAGCCGGGAAGTTGGTCGTACTCGACGTCTCTAGTGTCAGCGTGTAGGCCGTGGTGTTGGTCTTATACCAGATGGCGTTGACCATCTGCTCGGCAACAGACGCAGTTGTCATGTTGAACGATGCGTTGCCCTTCAGCTTGTACGCGCCAGTTCCAACAGGGTAATCAACTCCGGTGTCATCCGTGAACCAGAGCGTGTTAGGCGCGTCGTCTTTGACCCAGATCTGACCGAAGGCTGAGCTGTCTGCGCTTGCTGCGGTCTTCTCCTGCAACTTGAGCTGGTTGTAAAAAACAATCTCAGATAGGTTGACATCACCTATTTGAATGTCATCAATATTGGTTACGGAAAATACCTTGCGAACCGTTCCACCAGAGTCACGACCATAAATACCTGTGTTATTGGTATTCAGTATGAGGTTGGCACCAGCGTAAAAGTCACCGTTTGTATTCGCCCACGCGACGTTTGTCGCGTTCGTCCGTAGATAAATATTATTGTTATTCGCTTCCAAGTACGCAATAGAGCCATCATCCTTCATAAAGAATGAGTCAACGCCAGAGCCGTCATACACTCCTATCGCTACAGTTTGCCCGCTCGTGTAACCGTAAATAGAGTGCCCTGCTGCTGGACTCATCCAAACATGCTGTGTAGATGTTATCTTGCCGTCAGTGGTTGACGCGGAAAAAGTCAACGAGTCAGCCCCAGCGTCGTCATAAACTGTAAGACCACTACCACTATGGCTTAATCTCATCAGCTCTTTCTTAGTGACGATTGCATCGGCTGTTACGCTGGCGCTATCTCCGTACCAGTAGTGATTACCACCGGACAACTCATAAGCTGTATGGCCAAGTGAGGCATGAGTTGCCGCGTATCGTACTTGTCCAGCGACAATATCGTCTGAATCTACGTAGACATTGTTACCGATACCGGTTGCACCAGCGGAATACGTACGATAAAAGCTCGCATACGTACCAGCGTTAATTGTAGTGCCGACACCAGAGGCTTGTAGTGTCGCTGTACTTGCTCCGGTTGAACCACCGTTGTTACCAGTGATTCTGTACGTCTGCATATCGAGGACGCCGCCAAGTTGCGGAGTCGTATCCTCTACAACATTGGATAGGTATGAGCCAGCAGCTTGATAAGCAGTATGTGTGTGGCCCGGATCAACACCGCTGGTGACATTCGCTCCCGTGACCGTGGTTGCCGCCAGCGTTCCTGAAACATTCGTGTTGAGCTGCAACTCAATGGTCGAGTTGCCGAGAATCTGCATCCGTGATGCACCGGCAGTGCGGAAGATGTAGTCATCGGTGGCAACGTCGAGATCAAACTCAAGCGTCGTGGCAGTTCGCTGTATGTCGGAAAGTGACGTTCCAAGACTATCGTAAAGAGCTATTGTTCCTGTTGACACGTCAAACGTAAAGTTTGCGCTACCCTCGATACTATTGGAAGTGGATGCACCGATCGCAATCTGGTTGTCAGTGATCGAGCCACCGATAGTGCCGCCTCCCCCCGCCTGCGAGAACCATTGGATCGAAACGCGCAGGGGATCACCATTGGTAAAGATCGTTCCCGTATGGACCAGTGTCAGCGGTACGGTCCAGTAGCCAGTGCCATCGGTCGGTGTGCCGTTGACTGTAGCTATGATGTAGTCGGCAGGATCGAGAGCAGACTTAATGCTGATGAGGTCTCCATCAGCAAGATTCGACAACACCCAGTCCCAGTCTTCGGATCGGGACAGGTCATCGATGTACATGTTGGCGATCGAACCAATGGTGACGCTGTCAAAACGCAACGTATATGCACCCGGGTCACCGGCTGTCACGGTCGAGCTATAGGCGTACTCAGCCTCATGGACTGACTGTAGTGGCCAGTCTGCGCCAGCATCGTCCGTGAATTTCACTCTGTTGGGAGCGTCGTTTTCAACCCAGATTTGACCATAAGCAGCAATGTCAACATCGGCAGCTGCTCTTTCTGCAATAAACAATCCGAACTGCGGCAGGATGGCGTTGTAGGTGCCATTATCGATGAATCGGATCATCTCTGTGCCAGACAGGATGATCGACATTTCGGTGGTGTCCTGCGCACCAAAGCCTGAGTTGCCGCGCCTTGGGCCTATCGTCGCAACGGTGCGGGATGCAGTACCATTGTCGCAATGAAACGATGCGCTGCTAGCACCAGTGATATAGGATGAAGAAAATTGGTATTCTGCCACACCAGCAATAGCCATGCGGATCGTGTCATCCGACAGCTCATAGAAGCCGCTGTCACCATCGCCAAAAGCCAGCGTCGGCGTAACAGCGTCGTTCTCTAAAGGCAGCAGGAACTGACTGCCATCCCACGTCAGGTTCGCACTGCCCTCAATGGTGTTGCCAACGGCAGCACCAACAGCAACCTGATTGTCAGAGATCGTGCCACCGATGGTGCCAGCACCAATCTGAAAAACCGTACCCCCTGAGTCTTTCGAGTAGAGGGCACGGTCAGCAGGATTGGTGTTGATCGCAAGTTCGCCCTCAGCTAATTCACCAGCTGTAGGGACATTACTCGCAGTGGAGCTTCTTTTTATTTGAATAGTGTTGGCCACGTACTTCCCTTAGAAGGTGCCACCATCAAACGTTGTGTTATGCAGATATGCCGATACAACAGCTCGGGTAGTGTCTGAAGCACCGTCAACTTCTGCCTGCGTTGCGATCTCGATGTAACCCGGTGATGTCTCAGATGCAGCCCCGATGTTGGTTTGCACAATGGTCCAGTCAGACAGCGCCGCAGCATCCGACGAATCGACCACCGAGATCAGCATGTCACCGATTTCGACGGCTTCCGTGAAGAAGTTGCCAGCTGCCGTGACCACGTAGGTATCACCGACCGAGATCGTTGGGCTACCCGTGTCCAGAGCCGGGGTATCGGTCGCCGCGTTGTAGCCACCCTGATAGGTCAGTGCCGACGATACTGCCGAGTCAACGTATGCCTTGACGGACTGCTGGGTCGGCACATGGACATCCGAGTTGGATACCAGCGTGTCTTCATCCAACACCCAGTTCCAGTCGGCAACCACCAGCGTGTCGTTCTCGCTGACGAACTCAGCTATCGAGTTGTCGAAAAACTGAAGCTGAATCTCACTCGCAGCCTTTCGACTTTCCGTAGTGCCATCCTGAAGGATGAACTCAGTCGTGCCGCTGATCGATCCAGTCATATCTGTGAGTTCACTGAAGTCGAAGTCCAGCACAACTGCCGAGGCAGAGCCGCTGTTGACCAGACCCGTGCCAGCCGTGACCGAGGTCACCGTACCTGCTGTACCCTGACTGAACCACTGCACTTCAATATTGAGTAGATCAGTTGCTGTAGGTAACGCCCCAGAAAACAGTACTGTGACAGGGACTGTCCAGTAGCCCGTGTTATCAGTCGGACCCGAGTTGACCTGTACGATCAAGTAGTCAGCCGCATCCACATGGCTCTTAATGACAAGGATGTCGTTCGAGGCGAGGTTGCTAAGGATCCATCCCCAGTCATTGCCGTTGTCTTCAAGATCATCGATGTACAAGTTCGTGACACTAGCCGGGGTTGCGTTGTTGAAACGGATCGCTCCGGCACCGGGGTCACCTGCTGTAGTGGTTGCGTCAAACGCATATGTACCCATGATGTTCTGAATGTCATTATTCATGGCACTCAGATCAATCTCGGAAGCAGCCTTTCTGCTTTCGGTTGCGCCGTCTTGCAGGATGAACTCAGTTGTACCGGAGATAGCTCCGGTCATATCCGTTAGCTCTGAAAAGTCCAGATCAAGCGTGACCGTGGTCGTGCCAGAGCCAACCAGACCGGTGCCAGCCGTGATGGTTTCAACCAGTGTGGTGTTCAAGAAGTTACTGAGATCGATCTCACTTGCGGCCTTGCGACTTTCAGTTGCTCCATCTTGGAGAATAAACTCCGTGGTGCCACTGATGGCACCGGTCATGTCGGTTAGCTCAGAGAAATCCAAAGCGACGTCAGGTGCAGAAGCCGTGCCATTATTGATGAGGCCGACACCAGCTGTAAACGAACCAACATAAGTCAGGTCGTCATTAAAGATACTGAGCGGTGTGGCACTGAACAGTACGCGCTTACCGGTGCTGTCAGTGACATCTTCAAACACCATATAGTCAGAAGTGACTGGCGTAGCGCCAGCCAGTCCAGCAGTTGGTTCGGCAGGTGCCCCATTGCTGTTACGAATCAGCTTGAATACTGTTGGGCCAGTGGTGCCAACGAATAATTCGTTAATACCATTAGGCGAACCCACTTCGGAGTTCGCCAACTCACCTTGAGCCAGAGAGCTCGGAGTGTTTGTCGAAGCGGATCTCGCGATCCTAATTGTGTTCGCCATTTGTTAATTCCCTCTAAAAATATCCAGCATCCGTGATGGAACTCAAGTTTACTTTTTTCAGACTCCCCGAATCTGAGTCATCTGAAATCATTACATCGTCAGCAGAGTCTGCAACGACATCTGTTTTATTCGTAATGGCAAGAGGTTGTACTGCCAAAGCGGTAGTACCTGTTACTTCCCCCGTATGAGGATGGTCGCTACTTGGTACTCCACCACCAGTAGTAATGTTTGCTATCTGCCTCTGCAGGTAAGCAATCTCACTATTCAGTTGAGTAACCAACGCAGCCGCACGGTTTCCGCGTTGCCCTTGCAACACTTCAACAGCTTCCTTAAGAGCCTGACAGGTACGCCACAGGGCATCTACCTGATTGACTGGCTCTGGAATAGCAATAGGGCGTTGTTGGATCGTCATGCTTTTGCAAGTTCCTTAGCTGTGCCTGCCATTTTGAATGAATAGATGTTTTGCGCCGTCGTCAGTCGGACACGCCACTTGTCAGCTTTGTACCCGCTGGGAAGGCGCATCACATCATTGCTTGTGATCTCTCGATCATATCTCAGTACATCATCTCCGTATATTTGCACACGGATACTGTCACGGATGGTCGTTGGCTCCGTAGGAACCAAAGGGCTGCCTCCAACAGACATAGTCCATTGCACCACAGGCGGAGACTCCGTTACCCCCGTCTCGGTGCGTACCCCATTGATAGGGTATAGATTCAAAGTGTTCAGCGGGTTTGTAGCAATCGTACTGGTGCCGCCACCGGGAGTAGTTGTATAAGCAGTGTCAATTGCGACTGTGCTTCCAGTACCAAAGCGGTTAGTAGCCGAGTTGGTAATACGTACGTGGTCAATTCTGCCGTCCAAATTGAATGCAGTTGCTGACAATGCACCCAGACGGATATCGCTGTAGGGTTCCTCGAACTGCGTATACGGCGGGGCTGTTAGTCCAGTTCTTGTCCCAATCAGCGTGCAAGTTCCGCCTGATACGGTTCCTAACCATGCTCTTTCAACACCACTGCCAGCGCCAGCCGTATAATCAGCTTCAACAATGAGAAAGTAATCAACGCCAGTTGTTAAAGCAGTGATCGGCTGAAGTGTTGCAGTTGTGCCAAAGCCATAGCGTATTGAATGAGTGCCGCCAGTAATATAATGAGAAAACCTACCAAATGGCACATCATCACTAGCTAGTAAACACAGATACCTATCACCAGATGTATGTATTGAATCAAGGCTAAAACCAATCTCCATGGTAAGGCAACGCCCTGTTGCGTCCCAATCAATACGGTCACCCGTATCAGCTACTGTAAACGTTAAGTTATTACCGGACCCAGTACCCCCTGTATCCAACGAGGAAGTATTAAAGATTGGAGAACCTGTTGATATCGTAGCAGTGCCGGTAAACGTACCCGTTCTGGCATACGGTGATTCTTCCGTGTACGTAGTGCTGCCGTTCGTGCCTTCAAGGTCAGCTTGAAACAGCACGTCATCGTAAATCGTAGGAGGATCGACAATTTCCGCAGTAACGTCTGTAGCGGTGTAACGAGAAGTATTGTAATTGGTATAGTCATACCCCGGTGCATAGTCTTGCCCAGTAATAACATCTTCATACTGTAGACGATAAGCACCCATGTTGACTGGATATGGAAGTTCAAATTGTTTGGACTCCCACACGTATGACTGTGGCGCAGTAGCAATGGGGTTCCAGAGATAAACTACATCACGTGAAATGATGTAAGTCTCACCAGTGAACTGGTCAGTCTGTACAGTTGCCACATCAGCGAAGCCAGTCAGGTCTACTAAATGGCCAAGCGGTTCCATTGGCTGGAACATCCATCCTGAACTGGTGCTGTAGAATGCAATGGTGCGAGACCCATCAGCGGCGGCGGATACATCGCTGGGGAAATATTCATCTCGCCACTCGTTACGAGTAATCAGTGGCTGCGTCAGGTTACGTGCGCCTTCCTGATTGACAAGGATCATGCCGTTCTGAGAAGCGTACGAAACGCCATCCAGTCCGTTGATGATACTGCGGAATGATTGACATGGTTCGACATCATCAATACGAGTAAGCGCTACGCTCGCAGGACTGACGCCTGTTGCTACATAAGGGTTTGAGGTTGTGCAGACAACCACACCTGATTGATAAACTCCAAGGCCAACAATATCGTTCTCGACTGAACGAATATAATCAGCAGGCCAAGCATGAGGACGATAAGCCTCACTAAAATAGATATCCCTCCCGACGAACCCGACCATGATCCCGTTCGCCATGTTGACGATTCCTTGAAGCCCAGAAGGAGGTATATCCCAACCAAGAGATTCAAGAGACTCGTTAAGACTAACAGTGTCAGAAGAAATAAGGTCATTGTAAGTTGCCGCTGGCGGATCGAGTTCGGCTACAAACCTGTAATCCACAGAGTTCGTACCAGTTACAGTACGATAGATACGAACTTTGTCTATAGGATTTGGGTTTGTAAGCCCCGCCGGATACGTCGTAGCAATACCAGTCAGTTGCCATGTGCCACCGATATCGCCCGTTGCAACCGTCGATGCAGGCGACGGAGCTGACTCCTCACCCCACTCGTTAACAAACGTATATACGTAGGCCCGCGTCTCATCAACAGTCCCAGACGCTGGCGGCGTAACGGTAGGAGGCGCTGTCGGAGCCGGTACTCCAAGGTCGTGTGGTGTATTCCCAGCAGCCCATTCGGTTGCCTCGGCAACGACAGGCGCTTGCGTACCTCCCGCAGCATAGTAACGATCGAATGAATCATTCTTCAAAGCACCTCGGATGAAGTTTACTTCCTCATCATCAAAAGCAATCCAATCTCCTGTTGCATCAGCAATAGAAGTTGATCCGTCATTAAGCCGATAGGCCCGTAAGACAGTAAATACTTCTGCGGTAAGGTCAGCTACTTCCAGCGGCTGCCTGAGACCACGAACTTCCCCAGAATACAACTGAGTATTCTGAGCCGTCTTTGCCGAGTTGGGTGGCAATGAACGGTCAGACAGCTTCGGGACTAACCCTCCGAAGTCTTTGAGATGAATGAGCATTACGTAATAACTACACTAACGATGTCTACCGTCCCCGCAGTTGACTTGGTGACGTATACAAGATTTGCAGCGCTCGTAGCAGAAACATCGGTTTCCAGCGCGATTTGCGTTGCAAGCCCAGCAGCTGCTGCTACAGCATCCTCATCGCCAGAAGGCGAATAAGCTGGTGTTAAATTACCAGCACCGATATTGACAGTTGCCGTAACGGTATCGGTGCCGCTCCAACGCCCTTCAAGCACAATCACTGCTGGCAAGGTATCAGACCCATGCTGCCGTTGAATATACTGTAGGGCTTTTCTCTCACCCAGAGAATTGTATCCCCGAGTTCTGAGTTTATGTGCCTGACTAGCGTTTCCCATTTCTTACTCCTGTGTGTGATTCCAAAACGGCCAAACGAGCTTCAGTTTGAACAATGTATGAATTGAGTTTTTTCGCTTCTTCTCTGAGGTCTTTCGAGATTCCTTCGAGTTGACCAGTGATGCGACGGACTCCCCATGCAACAACACTCGCCCAGAGACCGAAGGCCACGGATAACAGGGATACGGGGTCGATTGACATTTTTCCTCATCCCTTTTTGATATCGTTTCGTGCAACGCCGAGTCGTTTTTCATAAGTGCGCAACCCCCCAAGTCCGAGCATTCCCAATAGAATGGTTGTCAGCTCTCCTGTGTCTAAGGTTGGTGCTTGTAGCGTTTCGGCCACAGTCATATCTATCGACCCTTGTAACACGAGGACGTAAACGCCCCAGTTAAAAATTGGCTGTAGGAGATAATTCCAACCAAGAGCTACTCCACATACCCACATAATAAATGGGCGCGCACCAGCCACAAAAATTGAGCCGTGCTGTGCCTGTACTTCGTTGATCTTAAGCTGGCCCTGAACCAAGTTCGTCATGGCAGAAAGCATCTGCCCTTCAAACTGCTCCTTGGCTTCAGCGCGTGCGTTCTTATCTGGAATGAAACGAAGCACTCCATCCAGAATAGGGCCAAGTGCCCCCTTTACGAGATCACCTAACACGAGACCACTCCTTGCAGTAGCTCCATGCTACTGCTTCAACCTGAAAGCAAAGTGACCACTTGTTATCTACGTGGTGAAGGCTCAACTCAATGCCAATACCGAACACTTTGGCTGAGATGAGTACGAGCGGGTTGTTAATAGTGAACTTCATGTCAAATCCCTATGGCTACATAGTCACCCTCAGCTAAGCCCTCGGTAAATGTGAGCTGTTGAGTCCCTGTGACTGCGAAATGATCCGGTGGAAACTGGCGCACTCCGTTAATAAACGCCTGCACTCTATTGTCTGTGTCAGGCAAAGTCGCAGAAGTGTTAAACACTGCCTGCCCCTCAGTAGAAGTGAAGTACTCCCACGTTTGCGGTAGCCCATCGCTAAGCGGTGTCAGCTGCCCCAATGAATTTACTGTAACAAGCTCCCCCGCAGTAAGGGAGGTAGCCTTTTGTACAAAAGCCTCAAGCGTCTCCTTCGTAACACGGAGTTGTAACGCAGTTGTAGCCGCTGCCCAACTCTGCGGCGTAGTACCATCTTGGCCACGAGTAACAGTGAGGACGTCACCCATACGGTCTGTAACACGACAAATCTCAATAAGCTGGGCGGCGTAGTTCTGTAGCGTGATAAAAAAGATTTCATCAGGCGCAGTAATACTGGGAAAGTTGTTCCCATGGCCGCCAACCAATGTGATCGTGGTCTGCGTGTCGTTAATATCTGCAGCCAGCGTCCCATTGCTATTATTTTCAAAAACAATCAGTGCCATTTATGAGAATGCTTTAGTCAGCGACGCAAACACAGTCGGCGTCGCACTTACAGTAAATTGAACCAGTGTCAGAACATCCAGTGAGTTCGGTGCCGTTGACAACGTAGGCACTGAGCCGTTCTTCCACACCCATGCAGCGGGGAAAGCACAAGTCTTGCTACCTACCCCATCCTGCTCAAACAACACTACTATTGACTGCCCAGAATCCATGTTGCTGAGAGTCAAGGTAGTGATATTTGCACCCATCGTTATATGGTGGGCGTTTGATACGTCTGCATCGATATCGAATGTAGCTGTAGCTGCATTTGTATCTTCAGCGGTATATTCACCGGCAGTCCACACGTTCTTCTGATTATGCAGAGCAACTGTGGCATCGAGTCGTGCATTGGCTACAGTACCCGTTGTCAGGTATGACGCACTAGCAGCATTAGCATCTGTGGCGTAATAGGATCCTTGCTGCCCATCGAGCAAATCCGCATCGAGCCCTGAACTTGCTCCGTCATTAGCAGAATGCCAGATTGTGCCAGAACCAATAGTCGGCGCTCCTCCAGCGGAGGGCACCTGAAGCTGATTAGCCGTACCACCATCAGCGCCCTGCATTGGTACACCCTTGATAGCTGCAGCTCCAGTACTGGTAAGAACTGGATCAACTACATTGTTACCATTCATGTCGAGGTCACCCGACATGGCATCGCCAGATACCTGTACAAACTCATCGAACGTCGCAGCAGTGGTACGTTGCTCTACCTTGGAGCCAGTGGGGAATATTTTTGCAGTGGTGTTTTCTTGTGCACGAGTTACTGTCAGCACATCAGCAGAGTTACCAGTGCATCGACAAATCTCAATGTTGCCGCTGGTATCTTCCAGAGTTACATAAAAGAACTCTCCTGCTCCGGGTGCTGGGAACAGATCCCCCTCATTTGTTTGTAGAGTGAGAGTAGTGTGCGCAATCTCAGCCTGCACACTGAGAGTGGCTGATGCATTATTTTTAAAAAGAATGGTCATGTGTCAGTCACCTTAAATTCAATCTCGCTCTCAACAGTTTGAGAATCGCTTGTGCTTGCTTGGTAAGTTACTTTGTAGCGCTTTCCATCTGTACCGGAACTCACGTAATACTCATAAACAGTACCACCAACAATCTGCGTAGTACCTATTGTCAGAGTTGGTTCACCGACATCTCCATCTGCAGGATTCAGTACGGTTACTGCCGTGACGACTGATGTAACAGTTTCGCCAGTAGGCAGCCATTCAGAGTAATCAATCTGATACTTCTTGATCTCTGCTGGTTGTTTAACGAAACGGTCAAGTAATGCCATCAGATTCTCCGGACTTTCGTTGTTCTATCTTCAGCTGGGACGACGGAGACATCGACTGTATCCGGTTCATAACTGAGCGGTAATTTGTCCACATCCGAAATTGCTCTATCCTCGGATAGTGACGCAGGATGTGACGCCAATACATACGATGTGCGGTACTCGGTACGGACGACAGAAATGCTTTCCACTTCATTGACCAGCGCCATCTGCGTAGCTGCGAGTTCCGTTTCATTTCTTTCGCTGTCCACTGTGCTTTCGCCACGCGCAGCCCAAACCTCTGCCTCCAATGTTTCGCCTCTTTGTACAGAAACGAAAGACTCAGGATTAAGCAGCGTTGGAAAGATGGCGACCATATCCACTTCCGACCGATCCAGCGAAAGTACCGACCGGTATGGGTCAAGTCTGAATTCAACTCCTGCGAACGGGCTGTCAACCAATCCGACCCCGTTGACGTCGAAGCCATTGACTTCAAATCCATTGACGCCTCCAAGGGGTAGGTAGAGTGATGTGTCTACGTATGCTGGTATTGGCATTTACATCACCCATGAGTTATAGCTCCACGGCCCCGCCATCTCACCATAGTTTTTGATAGCAGCAGAGCGAGAACGGACCATCTCTGAACGATAACGGCCGCCCCATAGTTTGGCAGCTTCGGTGTTCGTGTAAATTTTACCGGGTTCTTCGTACAGTCTTGCCAACACACCGGCTTTAATAACCTCGTAGTGCTGGTCAATAATCCACTGATGGATCCTGTTGTCAGAGCGTAGCCTAGGGGTCAATGCAACAGTTGCGTAGACCTCATCGATGTCTTCAACAGGTGTAGGAAATAAAATTATCGTGTCGTAAGGTGACAGATAGAACCGAGACGCAGTTCGTGCTGACGACTCAGTAGCAAACTGGAATGGTACTGCCTTCTCAGGCATGTGCGTAAGAGCTGACCCGTTGCGTACTACGTTGAGTACTTGGATCACATTGGAGTAAGCGTCAACAGGGTTGAGGCAGTATGTCCCATCATTGGCAGGGACGGTAAACGGGCCAATGAACGCCCGCCATGATTTCGTTCGCTGGAAGAAATCCTTAATGACCAGCTTGAGCTGATCGTAAATGTATCCCTCGATAGCACCCGGAACCTTAGCATGGATCTCCTTGACCCATTCATCGAGAGAGCCACTCGTAGCAACAACAAAACCTTCTTCAAAGCCACTTTGCGGCATTGGATTCTCCTATTATGCAGTTCCGGTAAGGTTCCTCCTGTAAGCAGCAAGCAAAGTCATTGCCCTACCATCAACTGCGAACTCATCATCCCGTAGCTCAGCATTACCTGCGAGGTAATACACAAAGCTCTGGTATACGACTTCAGGCAGCGGGAAGTCAGTAGCTGGAACCTGTCCAAGATCCGCAGTCGTAAATTCAGGCAGCGCTTCCCCCAAAATGAAAATGTCCGGTCGGATCATCTTCGTCATTGAGATGGCGCTGTTCAAATCTGAAATCAGTTCTGCATCTGTGTAACGATCTCCCAGCTCGTCATTCAAAATGACGCGAGCATCAGTCAGGATATCGTCAATAGACTTTGGCATTACTCAACCTCAAGTGCTGCCAGTACCTTGTCAGTTTCGGTGTCGTCTGCTTCCGGCTCAGGTTCTGCTTCCGGCTCAGGCTCCGGCGTAAACGAGGTCGTTACAACAACTTCCTCAAACACCGGTTCCGGCTCAGCAACAACTTCAGGCTCAGAGCGAGAGATTCCCAGCGATACCTCATATTCTGCACATTCGGCAGGGGTCATCAGACGGAAATCCTTACACTTCAGTGCCGGTTCGTTGTAGCCATGCACAACACCAGTTACCACAGATTGAATGTACTTCGCTGCCATGTTTAGTCCCAGTCAAAATGGGAGGGGGAAAGCCCCCCTCCCTTGTCAGAGCTCCTGACTATTACCGCGTTGCGTACAGGAGACCGAGAGCCGTGCCGTCTACAACCTTGTAGCCGAAGACCTGCAAACCACGCAGGATCGTACCAAAGGTGCTTTCTGCACGAAGCGTCTCAACCTTCGTCAGCTGCGAAGCAAACGTCAGGCCGTGCGAATGACCGAAGATAATCGTGTTGGCCGAATCCGATGCATTCCACGGAAGCAGGTTCGACGCATACAGCGTGAATCGGTCAATCATACCCAGACGGCCGTTGCGCAGCATCGAAACGCCATCGCCAGTCAGCGAAGCGTCCTTCAGGTCAGACGTCTTGATGAGAGCTGCCATCCACGCAGGGATAACAATCCAACGACCCGTCTCAGGGATGTTGTTCTCGTCAAGGATCTGGCCACACTGAATGATCTTCTCGATCACATTGGTTGCGCTAACAGTAACCGGTGCAGCGGCTGCGCCGAGGTCAATCGACGTGCCATTCTGAACACCTGCGGTGCCGCCTTGGTTGTTAGCAGACACACCTGCCGGGATGCCAGCGAGGACGTCGGTGTCGATCTCGATCTTCATCTGCTCAGAGGCATCGTCTGCCCACAGGCTGAAGTGGTCGAGGTCCGACTGGACTTCCATGACATCGTCAAGAGCCGTAGACCAATATTTACCTTGGTCGATGAGCAGCTCTACAGCAGTACTGGACGGCGTTTCAGTCGTCAGCGGGCTGTATGCGAGGTAGTCGTTGATGGTGATTTTCGGCTTGGTACGAATCGTAACCTTGTCGCCATAACTGGTAATCTCACCTTCGTAGTCCGTATTTGCGATAGCCGCGAGGACAGTCGCATCGTAGAACTTCTCGATGATCTTTCCAGACCAAAGCTGCGGGATAAAGACCCCGCTGTAGTCCGTTGCGGGGAGCGAGTTAAACGCACTCGCGCCAGCACTGGCTACTTGTGGAAAAATTGTTGCCATTTCAGGTCACTCCAAAATTAAGCAGTTACACGCCCTTCTCGTGTGGCAGCAACAATGTCTGCCTCGATTCTGGCCTTATCCTCAGGTCGGCTACGATACCTACCCTTCTGTACATCAGAGTAGAACGCACCAATTTCCCGAGAAGTCCATTGACGTTTTTCTCTAGGAGCGCCCGCATTACCCCCGCCCTTTGGCGTACCGGGGGATACGTAATCGCCAAGTTCCAGTCTCGATCCGGATTCCATTCCCCCTTGCCCAGAGGGTGTTGGATCGGCTGATGTTGGCATTACAGCAGCGTTTTCCTTCTTGTAGTTCACGAAGAATGCTTTAACCCGGTGGGCGTCTTTTTGGTTAAAGGCTTTCAACATGAGCTCTTTACGAGTTTCACCCGTGTACGGGTCTACGTTATCCAGCCACTCGTGAAACTCTGGATCTACGTTGATGTTTCGCCAGTTTTCGACTTCTTGATCGAGCTGAGCGAACACACTATTGGTTTCAAACTTGCCGACTCTTTGGCCGGTCTCACCAAGCTGGTGCTTGAGTGAATTGATTTCTGCATTGAGCGAATCGATACGCGGGAGATATTCAGCCTCCACAATTGAGCGTGCCTTACGCCCCATTACGTCCAGAAGATCCTCACCGTAATCAGCGATTTCTTCAGGCGTAAAGTCCGTCCGAGGTTTGGTTTCCTCAGGCTGCGTGACCGGTTTTGCCGCTACCTCAGTGAGCTTATCTTCCAGCCTACTGATTCGATTGTGGGCATCCCGTAAATCTGACGACAGGCGAGGAACTTCCGCATCATACTTGCCTTTCAATACCGAGTACTTCTGCTTCCAGTCGGTACGTTCGGGCTTGACCTCGGGCGTAGATGCCGGATCACCTCCTTCATCAGTCGTTGGGTGGAGTTCAGTTACGCTGGCAGATTTCTTTTCCTCCTTCGGCGCTTCTTCCTCAGGAGTTACTGATGCAAGCAGCGCATCGATTTCCTGCTGAGAGGTATCGGTTTGACCGGCCTCTGCCTGCTGCTTACGAAGCTCTGCTTCGATATTTTTGCCTTGCTTAATCTGATCGCGTAATTGTTTTGGGAGCGCCACGGGCGTATTCCTCTTAGCTTATTCTCTGAATCCGGCCAGCAACTTCAGGTGCTTTTTCCATCTCATTTTTGAGAATGGAGAGCCCTTGTGCACGGCCACGTAGTACGTCAGGGCTGTAATTGGGGTCGTGCCCCATAACAGCACCATTGACGAATAGCGCATGGGCATCGTCAAACCAATCAAGGAACGTCTTGAAGTCCTTGTTATTGGCTAAGCGAACGATAGCCTCAGCAGTTTCTTGATCGAGTTTAATAACTCTCTCCCTTCATCCAGTTGAACATTCGGCCAGTGCGCCTGCTGTTGTCACCCACTTCGGGTTTGAACTCATTGCGTTTACCAGCCGTCTTGCCGTAGTTGTTCGTCAAACGACGAGACCCATCTGGGCGTCCGCCACCAAACTCAACGGCGCTGTACATCGTAGAAGGAGACACGTCCTTACCAGTACCAGCAGTACCGGGACGCTTAGCCTTCTTTCCGCGTTTGTTGGCAGTGCAATACATCAGTGATTCCCCTGCTTCTTGACAGAACCGAACTTCGCGCCTTTGTGTCCGGACTTCGGATACTCACGCTTGCTCGTGTTGCCGGGAGATTCTTTACCGACTTGGAATTTCTCGCTCGACTGGGCTTTGCCAGCGAACTCAGCGCGGCCAGAGCGCTTATAGCCGTCGCGTTTCTCACGACCATCGCGCCATGCCCAACTGTCCATGTGGGTTTCACCACTGAACACATGTCGGGAACCGGTCTTGCCATTCTTCGGATACGTTTCGTAGGCCATGATTGCCCCCTTACTTGCCGACGCCGTTAACGCCGTAGCCGCAACGATCCGACTTGGTGTTTGGATTCGACATGATGGACGAGTTCTTTCCGCCACCTTTGGTCTTCGACTGGGTATGCTCGCCATCCGTATAGGACAGAGGCTTTCCATGCCTCTTAACGAGCGATGAGTTAAGGTTCTTCATTGAACGACTCCTCGGGTCACATTTTCTTGGCCTTGTCTCGCTGCCATAGCGGGGTCACGGCCTGCTTCCGGAGCTTGAGCTGCCTGTGGCCCACCCGGAGCTCCTCCTACTTGTGGCGGTGGGGGTTGCCCCATGCCACCAAGTTCTTCGGGAGATGGTACTATCTTTTTCCCTTTCATACCAAGTTCTTCCGCAACATCTTCGAGTACAGCAGCGCGGCCCGGGATACCCATGATTTGCATGTCAATCGGGTTCGCGGTCATCTGCAAGAACTCAAGTTTGCGCATCCGGTCCGTTTCCTTCTGGACGGCTACTGTCACGCCCTTGACAACAATGGTCTCGTCGCCTCTGAGTTCTGGCCCCTGCGAACTCATCATGACCATCTCGTACAAGCCCTCTATAGAAGGTGTGAGGATGTCATCATCCACATTCGCCGCGACGTTCTGCATAACTTTAGATGCGTTATCCATAAGCATCGCAAGACCAGACGCTGTACGGCCTGCGCCGCCAGTTGCGCCCGAGCCGGTGAGGTACTTGGGGAGAGCCGATGCTTCGTCCGCCATGTTTGCAAACTTCTCATAGACGGCCATTAGCTCCTGAACGTTGGAGTTGGGCTGGTAGAACTCGATAGGTTTCTGAGTGTTGTTGCCCAACGGATCATCTACCACATGCCAACGTTTCCACGGGTAGAGAGTGTTCGCATCCTCGGTCTGAGCTAATCGATCGAGATTGACAATAACCTGCGGGCCGGAGCTTATTGACAGGTTGTTGACAATACTGCGCATCGTGGTGTTACAGACAGACGTGATATCTTGCAGAATGTCTGGTAAGCCATAGCCCCAAATGGATCCGGGGATCTTTTCAAAACTGGTGATGTAGTACTTGGGACGTTGCGTAACGCCCGGAGAGATTTGTGCTTTGATGCAATAGCGGTCAACTAGCCACGCATCAACCATGTATTCCTGTTCAGGGTCCGGGATGTCTTTCTCGGTAAACCCGTGGTCCAGCAGCATCTGTCCCTGTACGCAACCATGCCACTCAAGAGCGTCAATTAGCTGGCCACGGGCGGACTCCCAGTGGTCTCGGTCCTCAAGGTCTTCCCTTTCCTCATCAAACCAGTCCCTCCACTGACGGGACTGAGTTTTATCTTTGAAGTCAGCCAGTACTGCTCTGATCTCGTCCTCTTTGAACCCCGGGACGCCAATCAAATTGTATAGTTCCTGCCGAGAATACCTAACATGTTCAATGATATAGGACTCGTCTAGATGTCCAGCATCAGGGGTGAAATACAAGTCCATGGGGCTGACGCGATCCCAGAATAGCTTGGGGGCGGTCTCTCGGGATGGCTTTCCATTTTTCCATCGAACCTTGGTCTTGAGCCGCACGGTGGGGCCCTTGATACAAGCGATAGGGAAAATCGGCAGGTCAATGAGGAATTCTTTGAGCGCTCGGTAAAAACCACCCTCGGTTAATACATCATTGAGCTGACGACTTGCATCCTTGGCTTCTTCGATTGATGTACGTATAGCAGCCATCTGTGCTGCGTTATACATCTGGTTCATACGATCCCGGATCATATCTTCGTTAACGGTCAGCCCTTGCTGCTGGGCTGCCTGCACCTCAGACTGCACGAGGCCTATTACGGCCTCGGCAATGTCCTCAGGTAGCGTAGGTATGGGAGTTGGTTGGAGCTCCCATGGAGGCTCGGATCCGGATAGATACAAGTCCCTGAGGACAGAAGTGGCTCCGCGACATTTGGTGGGTGTGACCCGGGAGTAGACATCTGACCCGCCAAACGCTTTGATAGCACGGAGCTTCTCAGGAGAGTACTCGCCTCGATAAGTGCGTTGGGCTTCAATGAGCCTCTGAGACACACCATTGGTATATCGAGCATTGCGGGCATCGTTGAACTCGCGACGAATCAGCGCCACCAATCCTTCAATTTCCATTGGCTGAATTGGAGGTTCCCTTTCAGCTCGGACGCGGGCTTCATAGTCAGCGACTTGCTGAGGAGAAGCTACTTGGAGAATACCCGCCATTTCATGTCCGCAATAAGTTGCTAGTATGCGGAATATCGTTTATAAACAAGCTCGTGTCAACAGTAGTCACAAGGAACTGGTGCTATGTACTCCCGCTACCGGGCTTACTACTTTGAGGAGTTACCGATAGCAAGGCTGAATATCCTCAACTTCAGTCACATGAGACACGGTGATTTGAAGACTGGGGGTATGCCTCTCGACGAGTTCTTAGCGCTTAAAGAAAACATCAAGGAGAACGGGTTAAGAAACCCTATTGTTGTTGAAGTTGACTCAGGAAACCCCCCACGCTTTCGCATTGCAATGGGGAACAACAGAGTAGAAGCGTGGCAACAGCTTGGACACGACACAATCAAAGCTCTGGTTATTTGTAAGCAACAACCCCCTCCAATCGATGGTCTTGGTGACTACCAACACATCGAACACCCCGATCTCGAAACATTCATGGCCTGTGTGCATCCCGGAGATGACCTCTGGAAGAAAAGCTCATGGGCCTCTCGTATGCTAAAGGCAGTCGCGTGAAATGGGCATCCAAAGAGTCCAACGATCCGCGACGCTACGTGCAAGAACATACGCGGAGTTGCGCGCACTGGATGCGCCGGTCCACAATGACCTTGCTTCATTGCTCGTGGGCGATGAAGAAGGATGGTTCATATTTGATGATACAGACGCCCGTTCTGACGACGGAGTCGATGTCATCAAGCCCGATGACGCCACGCCGGGGTCTTGGGTAAGAACTGACTTTGGAATTGAAAAAATGTCAAACGCTCAGCGAGTAGACGAAGAAAACGGCGGCGACACTTTGTATGTTGGCGACGCTCTGCCCGGAACTACGACGAGCTCTGCCGCTTGGAGAATCAGGCGGATAACCTTTACTGTTGATGGTAGCGGCAATACCGATTCGGTTACTGAATGGGCTGACGGAAACAGCAACAGAGATAATATCTGGGATAACCGAGCTTCATTAACATACTCATAGGGACTTGAATCATGCCAATGGTAGATGGTGACTGGAGTGTCGATCGTGCAACCGGAAATATACGGTATATCGGATTTGACCACAGTCCAACGACAACGGTAAACGCTGGTAGTTTTGTTACTGGTGACTATTACCAAATTCGATCAGTCGGTACGACTGACTTCACGCTCGTAGGTGCAGCCAGCAATACTGTTGGATTGCGTTTCGAGGCAACAGGTGCCGGAACCGGTACTGGCGTAGCTACACAAGCTGCGTCTTATGCAACAGTCATTCAGTTCCATAGATGGTTGCAGGCTCTGGCCGATGACCCTGAGTTTGCAGGCGATGATGAGCTGGATATCATCTCTAGCGATCCTTCGGCTCGTTCAACGGATAACATTATCACGCTGACCAATGGGTTCAACGTGGATGCTACCGCTATTGAGCATTTGTATGATGGATCCATTACGCAAGGCGTTGGACCAACGCAGGAACGCTGGGACGGTATCGTAAACTTCGGCAATAGCGACGTTCACATTCAGGTCATTCAGAATGGTGCAATTCTGTCAGATGACTATTGGAACTACGGCTGGCAAGCTGGCTCGCATTCAGGTGGCACCAGCACGACTGTCCTCACGGACTCGACGGCCAGCTGGACGACAGACGAGTGGGTTGGCTATACCATTCGCAATGTTACAGATGGTTCACAGGGAATTGTCACGGCAAATTCATCTACTACTATTACAGTAGCTGAACTGTATGGTGGTACGTCGAACGACTGGGTAGCAGCTGATGTGTACAACATCGCAGTGCCTATTAACGCTAATGCAGGTGCCGGTATTTCTCATCGCTTCATGGTCAAAGTCCGTGATTTTGGTGTAGATATTGGACGCCGACGTCTTCTGGGCACTAATCGTCGTTACGGCAATACCTACGGTGAGTTTTCCATCAACGGCACCTCCCCGGGTAACAACGTATTGGCTCTGTCCGATAGTGGTGACCTCAATAACACTACGGCATTCGCCACGGTAAATGGCTGGTCTACGATCACCAATACCGAAGGTCTGAGACTCATCGACATCTCTGGTGATGGTACGAATGAGGAATACTACTCGGAGTGGAACAGAGACACGTACACCATCAACCAGTTCTATGAGCGTATGAAGTTGTTGTCAGCCGACAGCTCGGCATCCACGCTCAATGGACAGAATGGTGAGCTGCATCGTGGTGTAACCCACTCGATGGCTTATGACACGGAAACTGGTACGCCAGCCGCTGCCACCAACGAGAAGTGGGTGTTCGGTACTTACGTCAACCATGGTGCAGTCACGGGTGGCCCATTCACGGTAGGTGAGGCAGTCCATGAGGACACGGCCACGCCAACGTGGAAAGGTCGAGTACTGAGTGTTGATGGCACGGATACGTCGCTCATCATCGACATCGAATTCGGTACGGTCACGATCTCCGATACCTTCACGGGTCAGTCATCGGGAGCACAGGCAACGGTCTCCGCTACGCCTGCCGGTGAAGAAATACAGAACGCCGCTGGCGAGCTCGCAATCTTTGCACTGGACGATCAAGGAGCAACTGGCAACATCTACGGTCAGTTGACCAAGGGTGTAGCTCCGCTGAATAACACTCGTTTGTATGATCCGGGTAATCACCCTGCGTACTACACGTTGAGTGCTGATTCAGTGGCATACAGTGTATCGACGCCGTTTGTTGGTGTATCGACTGGTTCTGCACTTATCGGTGCCTACGGTCTTGGTATGGAGGCTGCAGATACTTCGGCAGCAGATACCTTCTTCGATCTGGGTAACAACCCGATTAACCCACCGAATAACGTTACCTTCACAGTCTCTGGCTTTATCTCCGGCGACTATGTACTGGTTACTGAAGATAACGCTGGTGATATCAACTTTACACAAATGGCGTTGAACTCTACGCTGTCGGCTACTAACGTTACATCGGTGCCTATCAACCCGGCCCCGGGTGTTCCGTCAGATACGCCAACTTCAGCGGGCACCAAGGGCTCGATCAGAATTGAGCGAGATGATGGTCTGTATTCGCTGCATCGGTATACAGCATTTGATACCACGGCAGATACATTCACCATCCCATCGACGGACTTCAGCACCAACAACGCAACCGGCGGTAACAACGTTTTTGTTGGTTATCTTGACTACACAGCTACTACTACGTCAGATAGCTTCAGCTACGTTTATAGCTCAGACAGAACACATTTTGTTCGAGTACGTGACGGTGGAGCAACGCCAATTAAGACGGCTGAAACAACCGGTGATATGACCAATACCGGTGGTACGGCGTCGGTGAATCGCATTGACGACACCTGATCCAATTATCGTATCAGCGCCTCACACTGGGACACGGTTTCTGAAAGAGCGCCTTGGTATCAAAGACCATATCCATACTACAACGGATTGGGATTCACTACTTCGGCGTATAGAAGGGAGACATGTAATAGTCCCGCTACGAAACCCCCCAGATGTGTGGCGGTCTTGGTGCAGGAGATCCGACCCAAAAAGGTTCTTTCACGGGCAATTTTATATCTCTCTTGCTTGTCTACAAATGCTGAATACTGTCATCGACATTGATGTCATTTGCGTAGATAAGCAAGAAGATCCCCGCATTACAGATTGGGGAAAAGTAGGTGATACAGACCCTTCACGAGTAGGTTGGCAACTGCTAAGAGATGACATGCGAGCAGTCTACAAACTGACGCTTATCAACGATCACTATGGACCACGTTCAACATGGCAAGAAAAGCAACACGTTGTAGCAACTGCGGGGATGTGATCTGGTTTAGCGTTAGTGATCCAGTTCCACAAGAAGTAGTCTGTACCTGTGGTGAAACTGTTTTGAAAGAATCAGGACCATCAGGGCCTTTTGAAAACCTCACTGATGCTGAAGTAGAGGCTCTTGAATAATGGCAGCGCCGAGTTATACAACTGACCTATCCACCATTAACGTGGTAGATACAGCCGGTGGTACAACCAACTGGACGGCTCTCGGTGGTGGTGCGTCTGGTCTCGCCTCGGAAACGGATTACTACATCCAAGGTGACGCCTGTATCTCGAAGGCTGGCTTCACGGCCAACACTCGCGGCATGATCTACAGTGCTGGTGCAACCACCATCACGTCCGGTGACGCGCTGTTCATCTGGCTCAGGCAGGCCAACCGCAACCTGATGGACACGACCGCAGCGGGTGGTGGTCAGGTGCTGATCGGTGATGGCACAGGATCATACGACCAGTTCTACGTGGATGGCTCAGACGTAGAAGGTAGCGACCTGCTCTCGTGGGTAACCTATGCCGTCGATCCCACGCAGACACCATCGACCAGCACTGGCACACCCACGGCGACTACGTATTTTGGTGCACAGTGGAAGATTCTCGGCTCAGGCTCGCTGAAGGGTTCACCGAATGCCATCGATGCCTTCAGGCATGGGCGTGAGATTCAATGCACCAACGGTGACGTGACCAGTGGCTATGCCACCTTCCTTGGCGCGGCCACATTCGACGCTGCTACGACACGTCGCTGGGGCCTCCTCACGCCGGTTGCTGGTGGCTACCAGTTCCATGGTTGCTTTGTCATGGGCCTGACAGGAACAGCGGTAGACTTTCGCGACTCGAACAGAAACATCGTCGTCCTCAATGACATCTTTCTACCAACTGGTTTCAACGAATTCGAGATCAGGAATGCCAGCTCGAATGTCGAATGGGACGGTATTACTATCCAGCATCTCGGCACCAATTACCCCGCTGTACTGACACTCAACGTAGGCACATTCGCGGGGGACAACAATCGTTTTTCCCGCTGTGCCACAACCACGTTCAACCCGAACGGCTCAAGTTCATGCACTAACAGCCAGTGGACAAGCTCAGGACAGATTATTCTCAACGAAGCTGACATCTCAGGATCACAAATTCTTACACCTACCGTAGCCGCTGACGAGGGCGCGGTATATGACAATCGCACTACCTCTGGCGCGACCTCCATCACCGAGCTTGATAACTGCACATTCAGCAAGGGCACAAACGCCCACCATGCTATCCGGTTCGGTGCCAATGTAGCCCATGACCTAACCCTGACTGGCATCGATTTCACTGGCTTTAGTTCAACAGCCGATGCAAACGATGCCACGCTCAGGTTTGATGCTACATCAGGTTCCATCAATGTGAACCTTGTTGGCTGCACAGTAGGTGGTTCTCCGGCAACAACGTCAAACGTCGGTGTTGACGATGCAGCTGGTATCACGGTTACGTTAGTAGTTGATCCTGTCACCACGAAAGTGACAACAATTGACGAAACAGGCAGTGCAGTAGCCTCTGCTAGAGTACTACTTGAGACTTCTGACAATGGCGGTGGTTCAGGCTTCCCGTATCAAGCTGGCGTATCAACACTCACGCAAACTGGTGGTACAGCTACTCTGACAGCATCGGTTGCGCATGGATTGGCAACTAATGATTACGTTGTCATCAGGAATGCAGGGGATGAGCTGTACAACAAGGTGGCTCAAATTACAGTAACTTCAACCACCCAATTTACCTATACAGTGAGTGCAAGCGCATCTGCATCAGCAGGTGGCACACCGATATTCTCTTACGTAGCCTTGTATGGGACAACCAGTACTACCGGTGTGGTACAGTCCTCAAAGACTTGGCCAGCATCGCAAGGTCTCAAAGGATGGGCGAGAAAGAGCACAAGTTCTCCCTATTACCGACAATCAACGCTGACTGTGACTGATGCTAGTGCAGGTAGCGACATCACAGCACTAATGCTATTGGACGAATAATGAGCTCATTTGGCAGTACAGACGAAGATATCGACGGCGTTCCTATTGATCGTGGCCCGCCTGAAGAAAGACGCATGACGGAAGCTGAGCTTCGTGGTGCCATGCAGGATATCAATAAGGCCAAGATGACCATGGGTGAGCAAGCCACGGTCAAGGGGGTCATGAATGAGATGAAGATCCTGCGAGCACTGGTTGATGACGTTTCTTCACAGAACAATCATCTCGTCAACTTGGTCAGCAACATGCGCAAAGAACTCGATCAGTTCCGGCAGCAGTGGAACATTGAACGTGTAAGCTGGCTGGCTACAGGCGGCAGCACAACTCCGGAAGACGTGGATGGCACTCAATCTTGATCCAGTAACTCGCCTGATTACGATTCCTCAGGCTGACCTGACGCTTGTCACTGGTACGCTGTATTCACTCGATACAGACCAGTTCAGAAAAGACGTCATGACTCTACTGGCAAGCGAGCCTTATATCTGGCTACCTGACGCATACCAGCACAATACGGAAGTAACTGTAGCCGGTACGACGTATGCGCGTACAATTGAATTCATCAACAGTTTCAGCATCCAATTTCAGTTCACTGGAAGCCAATACTCTGTGAGGTTGGAAGGATCAAACAACAACTTATTCGACGTGGAAAACGGGATCCTAGTTCCGACAAGCCTCGTAACAGTGATTCCGACGAACTCAGCCGGTCTGATCCGGAACGAGTCTCAGTCCCTCGGCCAAGGCGACCTCGACAACATCGCAGACGCGGTGTGGGACGAGCCAATAAGCGGACATACCACTAGCGGCACCTTCGGTGAGTGGGTGCAGAAGAAACTCTTAACGGTAGCGAAGTTTATCGGACTGAATGGTTAGCTCGTGCCCTTGGGCCGGATTGCGAGGTCATGCTCGTATCCTTCAAGAAGCTCATGCAGCTTCAGCATCGCAGCGCGAGAATTGCCAACGGAGCGATCCGATCCAGTCAGGCCGGGAGCTATACACCCGACTACGTCTTCGACGGTGTTGCCGGGGTGTATGAGAATCAGATAACGCCCCCACGTGGTAGAGTCACGGTCTTCTTGCTGCTCCCAGACTCCCAAATCAGGGTTTGATAAGATAAATGCCTTCTTTCCAGAAGGGCGTGTGTAAGCACGTACACGATACGTACCATCCGGGACACAACTCTGAAACGGCATCCCGCCCGGGCCAGCTGGATTTTTAACCCAAGGTCTTTCAATGGTCTGGAATTGTTGGTTACCGACATGCATCACACCTCTCGTGCAGTCGTCAAGATAAGCAAAACGTTCTAGGGTGATAATCATGTCCATGCTCCTACAGGCATATCGGGTTTTTTCTCGTGACTTCGTTGCATACGTCTCATCACTTTACCCATAAGGTTCTGAGCAGTGCCGAGACAAGCGTACTGCAAAGCATCAGCAAGATCAGCCCAAGGACGGACCTTATGGGGCTTATCTTCCAGCTCTCCATCTTTACGAGCTCGATAACGATATTTGTGTTTAAGAGCAGTAATAAGCTCAGGACAGCCGACTGGGTCAAAAAGTATTGCCGCTGAACCCTCTCGCTGCATGAGGAGCCATTTCTCCACAGCATCCAACCGAGGTTTAATATGATTCGTTTGTGCAGGAACCGCCTCAAAACCAAGACCTCGTATCATTGAGAAAACGGATCGTTCCCCGATTTGTGACTTGGTCGTACCACTAGGATCCCCGACGATGTACATGGGTTTCCCCTGAAAGCGTGGGCTGAACACGATGGGCATGAGGCGGTCACGAACAAACTTTTCAACGCCCATGTTTTCTTCATACGCTTCTTGCAAGACCAGCAAACGCCCAGTGTGGTCCACTTGACAGATGACTGCAGCAGGCGCACGAGCAAAATCCATCCCAATGATAAGCGCGTGACCAGCCGATGGAGTAAGCTCAGATGTCGCCACATGAAAGCTCTCCGTGAACGTGTTTTTGAAAACTGCCTGACCTTCAAGGGACTCACCCCACTGACCGAATACAAACCGCTCAGACCATTCTGGCGAAGCACCATTGAGTAGTGTCCAGTAGTAGTCAAATCCACCCGGCAGATTCTCAATATTCTCGGCAGCAGGGTTCTCTGTAATGTTGCCAGCATCGTCTCTCAGTAGCGGTGACGGTTGCTCGAAGTAACCGTAGGACTCCGGTAATTCGACCTTAAGTATTTCATAATAGGGCGAGTCCTCGGTCCCCGGGTTTGAATCTGCAAAGACACCGTACCATGTCGGTTTACCCCTGAGCTGTGAAGGGTAGCGACCACAACGACCAAGGGCTCCAGAAATAAACACAGGGTCAACTTCGACAAATTCGTTAAAGTAAGCGCCCGTGAGCTGCGAAGACAGGAGGCGCTTTTGGTCATCAGGAGTGTCCAACGGTATAAGCAATATCTCACAGTGAATGTCACCCTGTCTTATATAGACCGTAGACTCCGAAACCCGATAGTCAATAATAGGGCCGAATATCTGCTGAATATCCTTAAGTACGGTACTCTTAATTGCCGCGAGTGTGTTGCGTATGATTGCAAAACGTGTATAGCGAGTCCCGTCTTCCGCTGGAGCCTGTTCAGCTGCCCTACGGAGGATTTCATAAAGGCATGTCGTTGTTTTAGACGATCCAACAGCTCCGACCAAGAAACGTACTCTCTTTTTGGAGAGCATGAAATCTCGGCAGGTTGGTGTTGGCGTGAAGTCAAGTTTCATTTCTTACGGGCAAACTCTTTTGCCACTTTTTTGGGTGGGCATTTACCCTTTGCCTTTTTACGGCCTTTCGTCGTTGAGCACATGCCCATGAAGCGTTGCTGCTTTTTCGTTTTTGCTGGCATTACATTATCGCCTTCCATTCACCACACCAGTTAGAATCTGTAGTGGTTACGTGAATGTACTGTGTCACACATTCTCTACCATCATGTGGATCAGGAAATGCGCTCGGCAGCGGTGGGTTCCTATGGCAATAACCTTCGTGTTCTCGGCTTTCTTTTGCCTCGAAATACCTACAATCTTCGCAATTCATAAATCACCTGCCTTTGTTGGGTTTCTTCCCCCTTGTCATTCCGTGGCCGCGATTTTTATTTTTGCTTTGGACTTTAAGATTGCTGCTACTGTTACCCCCACCCTTGCTAAGAGGGGTCTTATGACCGACGTCCTTTCCCCGTACAGCAGACGCACCTCGTTCAGCGACAACTTTTGCACGAGCAGCATTGCGCTTAGCTCGTTTTTTCTTTTGGCTAGGCGTCGCTTGATACGTTCTTCCATGGCGCTTGATTTGAGAAGGGGTACGATGAGCGGTTTTAGAACGTTTTTCACCACCTTCGGCCATCACTTCTTCCTCGGGGCTTTTTTCTTAGCCTTCGGCATCGGGTAAGTGCCCTTAGCGCCGGGAGTCTTTGAACCACCGGGCGGCACTTTCTTTGCTTTTTCAAGAATGGGAGATTTTACCTTTGCGGGTTTATGCGGTTTCATTTTCGCCATGACTTGTTCCCTCAATTACGACTGGTTGGATTGTATCTCCGAGATTGATTGAGACGGTGAACCTTGAACCCGAATCACCTTTCCCGCGCTCAGGCTGATCCACTTCTGCGACTCTTGCGAGTTGTTTGAAAGCATCGAGGCGGGCTGGGATTGCGTTATCTCGATTGTGTAGGATTGAGAAGATTTCAAGCATGGAGTCCTCGACAAGAACCTGCGACTTGAGTCGGATGCGTTCTTTGACAGAGAGATCACTACTCCACAGCGATTTGGCTTGCTTGACCATGTCTCGGAACATGGGGTCTTTGAGTTTACGTACCAAGTCCTTCCGGGAGAGGTTATATACCCCCAAGATGTCTGCAACGGGGCGGATCTGGATTGCGATCTCAACAGCGAGCCGAGAATCCGAATCAGAAATCGCATTGAAGTCAGCTACTGTCGCTGGCAGCGTGCTCAACTATCTCACTCCCTTCCTCAAGCTGTGCGATCTCCTTTTCCTCTTTGAGTGCCTCAATGAGAAAAGACCTCATGGCCTCTCGCACCAGCGCCGAATAAGACGTACCGCGCCTTTCAGCCAGAAATTGAATGCCTTTCTGGACCTTTGGGTCAATAAACAAATTCGACTTTACCATCCCTGAACGGGGCTTAGCCATCATTTTCCTCCACTTTTAGTGCCATGAGCCGTAGCCACAATTCAGGCGATTGCTCAAAATATTCCATCAACAGACGTTGAGCGTTCTGCCCAGACAAAACAAACTCCCCATCACCAGTTTTCATCAGGGTCAGCATGGACCCCATAGGTTGTGGCGGAGTGACGGTCATGGTTCCCACGCTAGTGTCTACGTAGTAGTACCCATTACTTATGGATGATCCAGCTAGGGTAGGTATCGTACTTAGGTCGGTCACTGTCACCGAGGTGTTCGTCGAATTGGTAGATAGCTTTGCCCACTCGCTCTGCGAACTCGTTTGCGAGCCGGTAGTTATCTGGCCATTGTTTTTCATCGTAATCATCTCCTGCAAACACCCCACCATCTTCCAAAAGTGGCCACATCGCTTCCAAGACTCCGCCAGAATCTTGCCCCGTATGCGCGTAGCAATCCATGTAGATGAACCCAAACTTCAAGTTCGCATATCCCGCTATCTTCGCAAACTGCTGTGCCGTCATATGCCATACGCGAATCCCCTCGTAAGGAATCAATTTTTCACATGCAGCCCAATACTGTGTCTCGGGATGCGCGATATCGTCCCATTTATCAACTGAATGAAAGGCCGAAAACTGACCGGTATTCCACAACCTTTCAGAAAACTGGCCAGTGTCAACACCACACTCGACCCCAACGCAACCCTTAGGCGCAAGCAAAGCAATTTCATGCCTGCAAGACGTACCGGCTGCCACGTCCGACCTCCGTCTTTGGTACTCAGCGTTACGATTTCGGGCTTCAATTTCACGTCTAGTTCTCAGGTCCATCGTCTTCCTTCAAGGCTTTGGTTCGTAACTGACAATCCCAATATTTCTGGGTGTCCCCTATTGCGTACTCGAAAAACTCTTTCATGTCGTCAAAGGCTTCCTCGCGGAAATCCTCAGTTGTACCGCCATCGCGGTGTCGCCACCAATTTTCGCCCCGACATTCAATTTTAGCGAACGCTTCAAATTCGCTGGGGCCCACCATGTACTCTGTGACAACACCATCCTGCAGGTTTGTGAGAAAAGGTCCGTATGAGCCGTCTTTCGGCGGTTGACGAAACATATTGTTTTCACGCACCTCGTCTTTCTTGATTTTGTCCAAGTCGATGTCGATCAAGTTTTCCTGCACAACTTTGCGGTTGACCCATTTCTCTAATCTCAGGATCTTGGGATCAATCCAGTTATAGAACCAGTTTAGCATACGCCTTTTAATCCTCCAGCAAAATACCGATCACCTGATCGATCTTATCCTCCAAGCGAGAATTGGCCCCTTCCAGCTGTGACACGTCGCCCTTGATTGCCTCCAACTTCGTGACAACAACTTCAAGCTGTTGCGGTGTGATTGCATTGACTGCATTCACCTGCTCTCGCACATTTACGTCGATCCGCCACTCCATCAAATAGCCTCCAATGGCCATCAGCACAATTGCCGCGCCGCTGATGAGTGTGAGTACTTCCTTGAACTCTTTGATCTGCTCCCACATGATTTTTACTCCCGACTATCTTCGTCTGAAATGAGCGCGGCGAGCTTGGCTCGCTTCTCAGGTGTGATGTATTCCTGCTGAATTATCTCAGTCCGAGGTGCGGCAGGTCGTGGAGCGGGACGATTACGGAGTTCGCGTACTTCAGCGACTTCGGATGCAAGGGTTTCATGCGCTGACTCACTCTGATCGAGCTGCTCTTGTAGAACTTCCACTTGCCGCCTAAGCTCCTCAACGTCGCCTCGCTCACTGACATGCTCATCAGGACTCCCTTGATATTGCCGTACGAGTCGTAGACATTCAGCGGACCCAATGGGCTGGGGCTGATCGTCTTCAAGTTCACCCTTCTTATTGCGCCGTCCATTGACAACGTCGCTCTGTGTGCAAAGGAGATAAAGCCCAAGCTCCGGTACACCCAAGTCCTTAAACGACCTTGCGGTTTCACGGAGCGTACACTCGGTATCTTCGACAGAGCCTCCGCCACTCAGCGCACCACCTGCCAGAGATAACCCCGCCGAAACACCAACCCGACAAGGGGCAGTAGGGTACGGATTAGGCGTATCCGGGCTCGCCACATTACGGATCGTGGTAGTTCGTGGGTGATCGCTTGTAATACTGACGGATTGGCTATTACCGCCCGAACTTGAAGTGGCGGTAGAGGTTGCTCCTGCAGTAGCTTCACTATTCGACGTAGCTCCTGCGGTCGCAGTTGAGCTAGACGTGATGCTGTCCGCTTCGTCTGAGCACGAGTCATTTCGTTCGTGCCCCGGTGGACAGGTTGCCCATGATGTCTGCATCAATAGCATACCGCAGAGCATCAGCAGCGTCGTTAGTCCACTCGTCCTTAAGGTACTCATACAGTTCTCCTGTTGTCACGTAGTCCGGTTCGTTGTCGATTTTGTCAATTTCTTCCTGAGGCACACCCAAAGCAGCCGCACGCAACAAGCGCGTACCCTTGCTCTGCTTCTGCACAATTGCCCCAGTGAGATTGAATTTGAAATCCTTGATGATCTGCTCACTCCACAGCTCTGGTATGAAGGTGTTACTGAGAGTCGTCATTAGGCGCATCCATTGCGGCTTGGCGGAGTAAGTCGTTCCACTTGTCGCCGCCCAGTATATACGGGAAAGGCTCCCCCTGCGCATCGTATGTAACATCGAACGTGGTAAGGTGAGGATCCGCAGCGCCCCCGGTCTGATACCTTATCCACACCCTCCCGGAGCCGCGCACCGGTATTGCCAGTTTCGCGGTATTGCTCGGCCCGAAGTACGGACTGAGTTTGTGATCTTTTTCGTGAAAGTCCCAAGTTCGTGGATTCTCGTAGGAATTGAACTGAGCCCATTCTATATGGATAGAATACTCATGTCTATTTTCAATCCACAGAATTCCGCCGCGTATGGTTTTATTCACCGACCGGCACCTCCATGGCCTTGCGTCTGAGCAGCTCCGACCACTTATCCCGGCCGCCGTAAATGTCGATCACCGCCAAACCGTCTCGCTTGCCATCCATGACCAATGGATACTGGTATTTCACGCCGTCGTATTCGAGCCAGAGCTCTTTGATGTCGGATGGCTTTCTCCCCACGATCGTGTGAACACCGCATACTGATTTTTGACCGGTCAGGCGACATTGGAACGCATAGGTGGCTCCGCCGACGAAGATGATGGTCGCATTGAGATGAACTGGCTGATTCGAGCGGAAGTGAATGTTCATTATCGTAGTGCTAGAAATTCCATGGTGCTGCGGTTAGGCGGTGTAGATTACATCCTCATTTCATATTTTGCAACTACTTATGGGGGACTTAGATGAGCGCCGGACCGTGTGGGGGTGGGCCTGTCCATGCCGGGGGTCGTTTGTTAATAATCCGATAGATGAGTACCTGATACGCATGTGCGATACGTCGCCCCGGTCAGGTGCTTGTGGAGGGTTCAACCTGACGGCCGCTGTGTTCGGTTAGGCGTCACGCGAGAGCAAGACGCCGAGACGACGCGATCAGAAGTCGGCAAGGGGGTTGATTAAAGGACTCTGCCGTAGTTGGTAGACTTGGAGCCTACTCTGGTAACACCAGACACGTAGAAAGTGCTCACGCCTTAGACTCAGCCAGTCGGTCACGCATCACTCCGTTGGAGACATATGCTTAACCCGGCGCGAGGGGGTCCGATCGGACCAGCCCAAGAAAGGCAGCAGGAAACTGTGGAGAATTCCACCGCCAAAGCGTCTGCGACGCGGGTGCTTTGGGGTGCAATTCTGCACCGTTTACTGGAGATGGAACAATGGAAGCAATCAAACTGGTACGGTTCGACCGCCTGAGCAATCGCTCTTTCTCGTCCCAAGTTCTTGGGCTTATCAAGACTGGACCGCAGCAACTCGATCACTTCAAGACTCTGTGTGCAAACGCTATCGCACGCACGATTGAGACCAACGACACGACGCACATCAACCGCATGGTTGAAGCATCGCTGGCGTGTGGTCGCTATCGCACGTTCGCCCGCGTAGTGCCGAGTCTGGTTCCTTTCGCATGGTCAGGCACTGACCGTGTGTTCTCAGGTAAGCAGCAGAAGGGTAAGTATGCCAAGCTGATGGCAGACCACACGTTCGAGGACGGTACGGTCGGTCACAAGTTTGAGGCCCTGCTTGTTGAGTACTTCGAGAAGGAAGATGTGTTCGGTAAGTCCACGCCTGCGAAATCGTGGGATCTGGACGAGGCAGTACTCCGTCTTGTCAAGACCGCGCAGAAGAACGGCAAGTCGTTCGCTGCTATCAACAAAGCGGTGGAGAAGGCCGAGTCGAAGCTGGCATCGTAATGTCAGACAGGATCGTGACACCATCATGGTGTCACGGTCTTGCGATGTACTCTTGCCACGGTGAGAGTACATCGCAAGACCGCTTGGACATTTAAACGTGTGTAAGTATCTGACCCCAAAGGTATAAAATTTAAATGTCCAGCAGACCCCCTGAAATGTCCAACCCGCGTGGACATTTCAAGTTGTTGAAATCATAGCAATAAAATGCCCTATTATTATTAAATGTCCAAATGTCCATAATAATAAAAGGGAGATAACGTTTTTGGCGTTGGTCTAGCGGTGATGTGTGCGCACGTAAAACCGCATAACCGTGAAGTACTACCTATACTCTCTCAAAAACACGTGGACATTTGGACATTTAAGCAAATCTACCTGTCACATCAATAACATGCGCACGAAATGGCGTGGACATTTAAAGGCAAATGTCCGGACATTTAAATACCTTGCTCACAGGAGTGTGTGAACATGACAATCTGCGAAATGGTACGTCTCGTCAATGCACAGTACGCAGACGGACGCCTCTCCAAAGAAGATGCACTCGATGCTCTCAAGACATTGGAGACAAAGGCCACAAGTAATTACCAAGAGTGCTACGCATACATGGCGTGGCTTTTCATCTATCACGACGACGACATCAAGGAGAAGTACTGTGGGTAAAATCACGCAAGACCAAGGCATAGCTGCACTAAGGCACGCACGTGTAGCCATCGAAGAAATGTTGGCAGATGCCTCAAGCCAGATTATCGAAATGCGCGAGACCATCCAGCGTCAGGCTGAGCGTATTGGTGAGCTTGAGACCAAGCTGGCCAATGCACACTGGCGTGAGCCGATGCGCGCTATCACGCCGGGGGCTGGCAAGTCTGCGATCATGCGGGATGCTCAGGTGCAACGGTGGCACCGCATCGCCACCGGGATACACAACCGCATCAAGGATGGGCACGCAGCGCTTGCGCTCATCATGGCAGAGACACTCAAGGAGGAGTTGAATCATGGATACGGGCACGTGGGAAGGGCTATTCAGGATAGTGGAGCAGCACGATCCGAGTCTATCTACGAAGCTGCTTCACGCCTTGGTGCACCGTACTGCACCAAGTAACGACAGCAAGGAGAAGGAAGATGGGAAAGATCAAGGACATCGCAATAGCGTTGGATAACGACGACGAAGATCACTGTGAACTGGTGATGTTTCTTCTCAAGGTGGCAGAGGCATCGGGCGAGACCAAGTTCGATGACGCTTACTGCGCCTGTGATACCTGTACTTCTCAGGAGCCTGAGATGGGGCAGACCACAGTGATACGCAGGCTCGGGGGCGACCAGCTTGAGTTGGTCGATGACTCGTGATTACTGACCGCCTGACCGACAGGATACAGTCGGCCATGTATGGCTCCAAGAACTCGGGCTTTACAGCGTTGTTGCAGGACTGTCTCATGCGTATCAACCGTCAGGCCACCGAACTGCAAGAGATACAGGCGTATCTCAAGATCATACGTCACGTGCCTGAGAACAGGTGGTATGATCTCACCAAGAGCTTGGGAGCAAAGGTCAAGCGGCAGAAGGCAGAGATCAGGCACAAGACCGCGCAGCTATCCATGTGGCAACGTACAGCACACAGCAATGCGCAGTTCCACAAGGATCTGAGCAAACGCTTGGCCACAATGGACTCGCACCTCGGTGAGATCAGGCGGGCGGCGCTGAGTGGTGATCTTCTCAGGGTCGTGGCACTAACTGAGCGATGGGGAGGTGACTAGCATGGACTTCTGGAAACAACTGCGCACACTCCCAGTCCGGGCACAACTGAGTGCTGTCAGACAACTCCTTGTCAACACTAACGGCACTCTCATTCACCAACCAGAGTTTATGATCTGGCTCAGAGCCAATGAAGATAATATCATTGCGTGGAGCAAGGAGGATACGCCGTGGGATACAAGCGACCAGACCCGCAAGCGTCCATAGATTCATGGGTGAGTATCTGGCTTGGGTGTATGGATGCGAGCTTCAAGAGAAACATCGGCACTCCTCAAGCAAGGGGGGAGAACTACGACGAGCTAGAGGAGCGAAACAAGCGATACACCAACCTTCCTCCCAAGAGGTTGGGAACAAATCTACATCAAACGCATTGCGGTCATGGGTACAGGCCGCAAGACTACTATCATGTTTATCCGGGTGTCTACATTGACGAGGTGTATGGCAACCAATCCCTACTCGGCGCTTCACCGCGAGAGATACGCACCGTCATACAGATGCGTCACATCAAGAAGCGCACAGGTGGGTATGGAGTCTAGTGTTCTTAACGTGAGTAATGTATGCTCACCAACGACGATGGAGAAGGAGAAAGGAAATGGCAAGAATGATGAAGTCACAGATGGATCACGCGCTGACCCGTTTGCAGGAAGCATACTACAATGTGCTTGGCGAACGCCCGAAACCAGATCCCGACGCGGATAAGATCGGCAGGGCAGAACTGATGCGTACTGGCAAGGTCAAGGTCACACCAGCCTTGGTGAAACGCGCTATCACGGCGTTCGAGGCTGAGATCAGGCGCGACGGAGGCAGGTGGACGCACGAGATCAGCTACCACCTGATGAACGAGTTGGATGATGTCTTGAGCAAGGCATACGTCGCACCGGCTGATGCCAAGCTCGCAGCATGGGACAAGCGTGCCAAGAAGCTGCGTGAGATGTATGAGGAAGCGAAGGATGAGATCATCCTCGGAGATGTGGAGCGTGCGCTGGCAATCATTGCTGAGTTCCGCACCGCTTCAAGCAAGACGTAATCACCAAGGCACCACTCATTTGGGAGTGGTAGGCCGGGTGTATAGGGCCACGTGTACCCGCCGGGTGCGCTTGTATCATCAGCATTGGCCCACGGTCCTGAGCATGACTGGCGAGCGAGACTGGCCTCTGAAAACCAGCCGTAAACTGCTCTTATCTTAATAATCCTTATTTGTTCGCTGTCAACAAGGAGATGGAGATGGATGTAATCAGCATAGCAATCGCAGCAATGGGGCTTGCGATAGGGTACAGCTTTCACAAGTGGATGCTGTGGCGTGAACGTGCTTACAAGGCCCACGAAGCGTATCGTGAGGCTCTTACCAACTTTGAGGCTATCAAGGCTCAATGGAACAAACTGGATGACGAACGACGTCGTAACCACGAGGCAATCATGGAGACCTTCGATGTTCTCAATGAGTTGCCTGACAATCCAGATCGCTGGCCTGTGGAACAAGTACGCCAGTGTAGGAACGTGCTGCTCTTTGCCATTCAGAACAGCACATACGGGAGGGAGTAATGGCTAGACGAAACGCCAAGGTACTCAAGCTGCGTGCTTATCGTGACAAGTTGTTGGCATCAATCACCGAGCTTGAGGGTAAGGTGCGCTACTATCAGGCAACGCTCCGTGAAGCACGCAAGATGCTGCAACAGGAAAACTACCTGAGGGTGTATGCGCTCTTGAGTGACGATGAGGCTGAAGAACTCAGGAACTTCGTGTCAACAAATGAGGCTGTCAAAGAACTGGCACTTGTCTACAGGATGTTGGCAGTAGAGCGTAATTACACGATGGAGCTGGACAGAGCCGTCAAGAGTAACGATTGGCTGCGAGCGAAAGCATTATCAGCAGATCACATCCATGAGCAGATCGCTCACGATAAGATGATTGGAGAGTGGGGAAAAGACCACGGTTTTACTCGATCCTTGAGGGAGGGATTATACGATGAAGATGTTAGGTAGCCTTATCGTCTTTGCAGTACTGTGTGCGTGTTCAACAACGCCCCAGACCGTAGAGCAATGGGACCGCTATTACGCAAGACAGCAAGAACGTGAGCACAAAGCATGGTGTCTTCGCAATGGTGGAGTGTGGGTAGAAGATACGCGAGAGAACATGAAGCGTGAGAACAAGTGCTTTGAGTCAGGAGCATACGGACAAATGATGGAGAGGATGCAATGATTAATTGGTTCAGGCGCAATTTCACAGCACCGGGATTGGCAGCCCTTGGTGTATTGATTGGAGGCACACTTATATTCTTGTGGATACTGTGGGCTATTGAGCAAGCACGCGACACCCGCGTGTCAGTACGCGCTATCACGCCAGCCGAGCATTGTGCTTGCGCTGACTTGCCACGTGGTAGTCAGGAGATGGAGGAGGAACGTCATGGCTGTTTCAAAGGACTCTACGGACGAGGCGGGTATCGTCTTAGTCACGAGATGCTTTCAAGAACATCAGCGTCTTGTCAAAGCGCTTGAGAAGTACGACAGGGACCGCGAGAAATGGTTGGCGATGGATATGAGTCGCCAAGGTCTTGCGCATCTGGCTGATACTGTGAAGTACGCAGCACACCGCTTGGCCTTCTTGGAAATGGTATCCAAAGGTCTCAGCTTCCAAGAGATGCACGACTTACGAGCATATGCTAGGTTCGTGGACAGCAAGCGTAAACTTGAGGATTTAGACCTTGAGGAGTTGAGGGAGATGTTGCGATGAGTAGCCAACCGCCTGATATCTACAACAACGAGACGGGCATGTTGTCGATAGCGACGGACGAGATGGAAGCGGAGTTTAAGATCGCTACTCGTCAAGCTATTGAGAACAACGAAGCAGAGTTTGAGTTCTACGGATACATCGTGGATACAGCCACCGCTATTGACGTAGTGCGTGCGATGGCTGAAGTACGTACCTACCACTGACAAGTCCTTGTCAGTAGACATTCTATGTGAGTATGTTATACTCACTGTTGACGTTGAGACATGACCCACCCAACGTCAATATTCCCATCGGGTCACAATGGAAAAGGAGAAGCATTATGCTTATGAAAGACCTCAACAAACCCCAGACCATCGTCAACTGGTACGAGTCCAACACCTCGCTCCACTTGATCGGTCCTCCGGGTTGCGGCAAGACGACAGTCGCCTTGCATGACTTTCCGCGCATACTGTCTGAGCACTTCGGTGAGCAGTTTGGTAAGCGTGAAGAAGTTTGCACGACCATCGACGCGCCGGATGCACGAGGGTTTCTCGTCCCATCCAAGGACAAGGACGGCAAAGGTATCAGCTACTTCACACGACCGGCGATCATGCCGAGCGAGGAGTATCTTGCCAAGCATCCAAGAGGAATCATGGTGCTGGATGAACGGTCGCAGGCGCAGTTGCTTACACAGACTGCACTTGGTCCCGTAGTCCTTGACGGCAAGTTTGGAGAGCATCGGCTACCACCGGGGTGGCGTGTTATTTCCACAAGTAACCGACTCTCTGACAAGAGTGCTGTCATTCGCCCACCAATGCATCTTATCAACCGCGAGGTGACCATCGAAGTCGATTTTGATATCGACTCGTCGGCACACTGGTGGGAGAAACACAAGATGCACCCAATGGGTATTGCCTTTGCCAAGGCACACCCCGGAATCTTTGCAAAGGAGGTTCCGTCTGAGCCGAAGCCCTACAACACGCCACGTTCCTACACGATGGCATGGGACTTCCTCAAGAACGTGGCAGGTACTGATGCCGATGGGCACCCCAACATGAAGATCGTGACTGACCATGTTAGTCAGGAGTTCGTGGGAGGGTACATTGGTGATGGTGCTGCCACAGAGTTGTTTGCCTTCCTCAAGGTCGCTGATGATCTGCCCACGATTGAGCAGATTCTGAAAGACCCCAAGAAGGCCAAGGCACCGGATCGACTCGACGCGGCATACGCTGGTGTGCAGTTGTGCTTGCACCACGCTGATGCCAAGAACATCGACGCGATCTGGGAGTGGACTGAGCGCTTGCCGCTGGAACTTCAGACGAGTGCTGCCAAGTCCATGCTTGAGAAGTCAGGTGGTCAGCTTCTCAACAGCCCGAGGCTCGGCAAGTGGATTGCCAAGAATCGTGCGCTGGTTCTTCAGACCACGTACTAACCCTGCAACAAAGGAGAGTCCATTATGGATGAGAAAGTCAACATTGGTGAAGCTCTTGCCAATAACTATATGCTGGCTAAGCTCCACGTTCGCATCTGGTCGGGCCGTAAGACCGACAAGAACGCAACCGTGGAACTGCTTGCCGACAAGGGTGCTGTGTCTAACGCAGCTTCTGTCGTCAAGAATCTGCTGGCGGGCAATGACGCTAAGCTGAAGGAGACCGCCGCAGCGTTTACACGTATCCGTAGTTTCTTCTATGAGAACACGGCACCGTGGACTACTGCGTCAGTCGGGGCGATGAAAGGTGATCGCCTTGTATCAACCGTGAAGTCAATCACCTTTCTTAGTGACTTCGCCAAGCTGAAGAATGAAGCGATAGTAGTACTCAACGAGTTCTTGAATGAGTACGACGCTGCTGTCCAAGCATCTGCTGTCAGTCTCGGTGCACTGTACGACCCGTCACAGTATCCGCACCGCACGCAGGTCGCATCATTGTTCGGAGCAGAAATGACATTGACTCCGCTTCCTGAGACCACAGACTTTGACCGGCTCACCAACATACCGGCTGATCTGGCAACTGGTCTCAAGGACTTGTATGAGCGCAACATGGCAGCACAGATGGAGAACGCTCTCTCGGATGTGCAGCGGCGCTTATTGCAGGAACTGGAGAGGATGGACACGCAGCTAAGCAAGGTGGTAGCTGGTGAAAAGACCAGACTGTTCAAGTCTATGGTCGGTAACCTCAAGCACCTGACAGAAATGGCTCGGTCCATGAACTTTGTCAACAACCCTGCGATCGAGGCGATTGCCGATAAGATTGAGTCGCACCTGTTACAGCACGAAGTTGATGCCTACAAGGACAACGCGAGCTTGGCAGGCGCTGCTGTGTCATCGGCCAGAGCCATTGCTCAGGATGTTCGTGACAATGATGTGTGGACAATCGGTGTTGAACTGAAAGATCCAAACGCAACGTCAATAAGCGAAGTGCCTGTGCAAGTCGTTGATTCTATTGACCCCGAGTTTACGGTCACGGAAGAAAACGATCAGCCAGAGGTGAATCAACAGACACAAGATGACATGAACTTCTTGGCATCATTGTCAACAGAGATTCTCCCCGCAGGTGTGAAGGAACCGGAAGATGAGGAGAACGAGTCTGAGGAGGAGCAGGAAGCACCTGACTTCGATGAAGATGAGTTCATGTTTAGTGCATAACAAAGGAGAAGGAAGATGGGAAAACGAAGCTATGAACTGAGCGAGGCTTTGTCTCGACTCATTCATGCGCAGCCGTTCTTTGCTGTGATCCTGATGGATTTGTTGGAGATTCAGGAAACTGATTCTGTTCCGACAGCGGCAACTAATGGCAAGTACTTGTACGTCAATCCCACGTGGTTCAACCCACTTGATATTGACGAACGTGTGTTTGTTCTCGCGCATGAGGTAAGCCATGTAATCTTCGAGCACGTACCACGCATGAAGATGTATATGGATCGTGGAGTCGGGCCTGACCTCAAGGAGTTCAGTGGCAACCGATGGAACCAAGCAACTGACTACATCATCAACGATTGGCTTGCCAAGTCGAACGTGGGTCGGATGCCGATGGGTGGGCTACATCACCCTAACTACGGCGCTGATGACCTAGCTGATGATGTTTACATCAAGGTTCCTGATGACCCCAAGGCCGATAAGAATTGGGATGTTCACTTGCCACCTGACCCCAACGCACCGCCGCCTGCTAAGTCTCAGGTACAACGTGCTGTCAAGTCAGCGGCCAACGTAGCCAAGCAGCAAGGCAACTGCCCTGCTGGTATGGAACGTCTTGTCAACGATATCTGCGAACCGCAGGTTGACTGGAAAGAGGCCGTCAAGCTGGCGCTGCACCGTACTGCTGGTAAGGACGCATCAACATGGGCGCGTCCTAACAGGCGACGGCTCGCTATTTCGCCACACGTTTACTGGCCGGGTACTGAGAGCTACCAAGTTGGCACTATCGCCATGTTTGTAGATACGTCCGGCTCCGTTAGCGATCAAGAAATGTCTCACTTCTTTGGTGAAATGCACGCGATCCTGACTGAGCTTAAACCTATGACTGCATACATTGGCTCGTGCGATACGGAAGCCCACGGTCCACATGAGTTGCAGGATATTGGTGAGTTGCTTGACTACAAGCCTGAAGGTGGTGGTGGCACCCATATGCCAGCAATCTTCGACAAGCTGGAACAAGAGGCGATCCGTCCCGACGCGCTTATCATCTTGACAGACGGCTACACGGATTACGGTAATCCTCCGGGCTACCATGTTATCTGGGTATGCACATCCGACAAGGTGGCAACGCATGGTGACACCATTCCCATCAAGGTACACGACTCAAGGAGTTGGCAATAGAAGGAGAAGGAGTATGGAAGAACTTGAGAACCCTACACGCTTAGGTGTTAATGATAAGCGACATCTGTGGAATACGTTGATTGCAATGACGGATCGACTGTTTTTCCTCAACAAGTTCCCCGTTAATCAGGTGGACTTCGCGCTATCATGCGCCACGCCAGAGGTTGAGGCAGCATGGCGGCTAT